TCACTGCGCCTCCATTGCTGCGCCTGGCGCAGCAATTTGCGCTATGGCGGCGCGGGCACGGCGGAGGTGTCCGGTCGTGATCTCGACTCGGTTTATCCCGTAAACGGCCCTCTCGTCGTGGTCGTCCTCGTGGCTTTCCCGGAACACACCGGGGCGCGTTTCGTATCGATAGAAATAGGAGTCAGCGAGTGCGCTAAATGGCTTCAAAGCATCCAGCGCGTTCTCCAAAGCGGCTTCTGCGGCTAGGGCGCGGGCTTCGGCTGCTTCAAGCTTGTCGTTCCAGATCGTGGCCCATGCATCATGGCTTTCGATGGAAGCCTCGATCTCCCGCTCCTTCTCCGCCAGGATCGGGGCGAAGAGGGCGAGCACTCTTTCCACGCATTCGGTGAGGTCCGCGCCTTCGTAGGTCATCGGCAGGATTTCGGCCTCGACCTGCTCTCGGCTCGGCATCGCGGCAGGGGCGGTCATGGGGACACCTCTTCGCAGATCGGCCGGTTCGCTAGTTCGAGCAGGACATCGGCATGGCAGGGCGCGTCAGGCTTGCACCAGCAGGCGAGGTTCTTGCCGCGCAATGTCGGAAGGTCTTTGAGTATCCCGCGACGGCGCTCATCACTCTGATGCCCCTGCCACCAATCCCGTCCCGACTGACTTGGCCCTAGCCAATCTCGGAAGCACTCAACGACGAATGCCTGCCATGTATCGTCGGTGGCGTATCCGCTCTCGATGGCGGACGCGCGCGTAAACGGGTTTCCAAACCAGCCGGGACGCGACACATTGACGGCCAAAAGACCGTTTGTGGCTTGCGATAGAACCTGCAGGTCGAAACCCTTCCGACGCGAAAGCTGAAGACGCACCGGCTCACTCATCGCGCCCTCCCGCCGCAGCGAGCATGGCGCGGCGCTTGAATTCGGTTCGCCACCAGAAATTACCCCGAGCATGGGCAGGGCGTTCAAAGCCGTCTTCGTGTTCGCCGTTGAGCCAGCTGAGAGCGTCCTTCGGCACGAGCACCCACCCGTCCGTCTCTCCGGTAGAGCCGGGGCTGAGGGCTTGGAGGTAGGCGGCAATTGCTCGAGCGAGCCTATCGCGATCCGGCTGACTCTGCGTCTGCGGGCTGTACGCTTCCATCGCGCTCGAAAGCGCCTTCTCATCGATCATGGCTGGCCTCCAGGGCGGCGCGGGCCAACCCGTCCAGATTGGCAAGGCGGGCACGCATTTCCTCGGTGAACCGGAAGACGTCTTCCGGCCGCATGTCGGGATAGATATCGATCAGGTCGAGACAGTCAGACGCCCACGCCGCCGCATTTTTCGAGATGTATGACGCCTGTTGCGCGAATTTGACCTTGCTCAGCTTCACGGCACTGCCTCCTGACCGGGCGTCTCGATATGGCTGGCGATCTGCCGCATGATCTCCGCCATGGTGCGGAGCTTCGCCATATCGTCAGCCCCATTGTAGGGATGATCTTCGTAGGGGATGCCCTGCGGGACACGCCCGATCAGCGCCGCGAAGAACGTCCGCGTGGGGTTGTCGAGGTGGGCCATGTGCCCGCACGGCCAGAGCGTCGCGAGGAACGCCTCGGCCTGCTCGCGCGTCAGCTTCTCAGCCATGTCCTTCGTTCTCCTTGGCGGGGCGCGGGCGGGCTGCCTCGTAAGCGGCCTTCGCACGGTCCAGCGGGCTCAAGAGCGGTCCGGCTGGCTCGTCAGACCAGCGCGCCAGATAAGCTTTCCGTTCGCTCAGCCAGATCTTGTACGGGTGGTACATTCGAGGCCCGAAGGGATAGACTGCATCGATCGCGGCTTTCCTGTCCTTCATCGCGATATCGCGATCCAGACCCGCATGTGCCTTGTCGATGGCTTCGCGCGCCACCTTGCGCCATGTTGCGCTGGCCATCGTTCACCCCTCCTTCTCGGTGGCGAGGGAGGCGCGGCCAATGAAGGTGCTTCCGTCAGGTCGCAGCCAAATTTCGGGAATGTCTTCACGCTGGCACCACGGCCGGGCATCAGAGAATCGACCGCATCCGTGGCATCGCATCGGCCGGCAGGCTGGCGTCTGCGGGAAGCCATTGGAGCAAAAAGCGCTCCGAACGACATAGGCTGAGCAAGCCGCGATTTCAGCCATCGCAGGCCTCCTTCACCCCCTGCGCGCTCTCGACCGCAGCGGGCGCGGGTGGCGTGGCGTAGAGGGGCTGGATTACGAGGTGCCCATTTGGGTTCGCAGGCTGATAGGGGCCTGACACCCAATTCAAGCTATTATGTGCTCGCCAGCGCCACGCCACCGGCTCAGCGGCAGAGGTGGACGGAGATAGGGTGGCGGCAATTGCCCTAGCGTCCTGTTCACGCCACACGCGACAAACTTCACGCCTTTCGCTCAGCGAGACGACGCCATAGTCGCAGCAGTCAGCCGGGGTATCCTTGCAGAACCACGCCTCGTACGGCCCTTGGGTCTCCATGGGTTCCCGCACCACCGCAGGCGAAGAGGGCTTGGCGTAGCCGCACTCGGGACATGTGATCTCGCCATCGACACGATCCACGATCATCTTGGTGTCGCCGCAGTAGGTGCAGCGAACCCCAGCCTCCGACCCGCTCGTCGCGGCCGGGGAGAGGGCCTGAACCTCGCGGCAGTGCTTGAAGCCTTCTTCCATGTTGGTGATTGCGTCGTCGACGGTTGAAATGCCGTCACGAATGTTCTTCAGCCACTGGAAGCCGGTCGATGCGAGGTCGGCCCATTCATTGGCCTCGTGCTTCACCGCATCCACCCCGCTCGCAGGGGCTGGGGCGGCGGCGATGCTGTCGATAAGAGCCAACATGCCTTTCACATGGCCGGTGAGACTGTCCGGATCGGCATGCGGGATGGCGTTAAATCGCTCTCTGACTTCGGCCAGACGTTCGGGCGTGATCGGCAGCACCGCCTCATCGTGCGCCGGGTTGGTAGAGGGCGTCATGGGTTCAGACATGGGGACGTTCTCCGCGCTTGGCCGCTAAGAATGCGGCCGTCCGTTCGACAAAGGTGACAGGGCCGCGCTTAGCGAAGCGCTCAAGCCACGCGCGGTAGAGGATGGCTTCGGCGCCGTGCAGTTGAACGAGAGCCATCACGCCTCCTCCCCGCGCTGTTCACGCGAGACGGGGGTGAGGAGGGAACGGGCCTGTGTGCGCCAGTCCATCACGATTTTGTCGAGCCGGTCCGCTGTGCGGTCGTGGCCTAGCTGTTCAGCGCTAGCCTGCTGATATGCGGCGTTGACGGCATTCAAGCCGCCGGAGACACAGGCCTCCAACACCCTGACCCGCTCCTCCTTCTCCCGCAGCGCGGACAGGGCTTCGTCGGCACGAGCCTTCCACTGATCGATCGTCAGAGGCTTCCGCTCTGGGCAGCACGACAGGAGGTTGGGATTGGCAGCGCGCTCTCGCGCCAGATCGGCCTCGGTCCACGAAGACCCGCAGCCGTCGCAACGGACCTCAGGACGTTGCGCCTCCGCCAGCTCGCGGTCCTTGGCAGAGAGGGCTTGGCGATGCAGGTCGGCGCGAATGTACTCGGTCGGCTCTGGATCACCGTCGCAGTCCGGCCAGACTTTATCTTGGCACCACTGGCGGCCTTCACAGCCGTAGACCGGCGCCATCGGCTCAAGCCAGATGCGTTCGTGGTCCGCGCCCATCCCAGAGGCTGCGCTTGAGGGGGTGTCAGGGATCATGCTGCGGACCTCAATGCCAATTCTTAGGATCGTCGAGCGGATCAGCCTCGTCAGCCATCCAAGAATCCCACCAACGCATGACGACAGGCACCAGAAACGCCGCCAAGCCTCCGCCTACAAATCCCGCGATAAAGTCGAAGTTCATGGAAACGACTCCCTGTGTGGGAGTCGTTATAGTGATGTCTGACGTCAAAAGTCAAGTACTATGCGGCAAGTTTCACCGCCCCACCGGACCTAACCACCTCGCCAGTTTCCACCAGCCGGTCCAAAGCGCCGTTGACCATGCGCGTGTCGGCCTTGGACACTCCGCGCTGCCGAAGCAAGACCGAACGCGGCAGGTTTCCGCCCTTGGCCTTACGCAGTGCGGCCAAGATCGATTTCATGACGGCCTCGAACTCCGAGCCGGACATGTTCTCGGCAATGCCCTTGTCCAGGCAGTCGATTGAGCGTTGAACGATGGCATAGCCCCATTCGACGTCGTCCAGTGTCACGCGGGCCGCCTTGCCATCCCGTGAAAGCGCCCGCAGCGTCGCAAACTTCTGCGTCTGCTCCGCGGCGCGTCCGACAATGCCTTCGTGCCCGTTGCGCTCCTCAATCTGGCCAATCTGCCAATCTTCGATTTCCAGCCACCGGCGCTTGGCTTCGTCAGTGGCCCACCCAACAGCTGCCATCTTCGGGCGCTGGTTGGGGTCGCGGTACGCCGCGCCGCCAAAGCCAGTTGGCCTGGCGTCTTCCTCTGCGCGTTTCACCGCCGCAACCAAAGACGGCGGCGCCGTCATGATCGGTTCCGCCTCCTGCCTGTCCGGCATCTCTGTCGCGTGAATGACCGTCATACGGTTCAGGAAGCCGTCGGACAGGTTCGCTTCCGAAAGCCCGTCATAGAACGTCGTCGGCGTCGTCACGGACATCAAAGTCAGGGTAGGGCAGTGCAGCGGCTCTGGATCCGGCCGCTTCGGGTCGGAGAACTGCTTGCCCATCCACATGTCAGTGCTGAGAGAATAGATCTCGAGCAACGCACGCCGCACCGTCTGTGACCACGACGAGCTATTGCGCCCGTTGACCGACTGCATAAGCAGGCCGAACTCATCCAGCGGCAAAACCTGGCTAGGCAGCTTGCGTAGGATGCGCTCAATCGCGGAGTCAGACGTCGGCACGCCCGCCGCCACCATATGCAGCATGTTGCAGTCGTTCGCGATCGTGCGCAGCGCCTTCAACGGATGGCCCTTGCCTAGAGCCGACGCGCCGAGCCCGACCAAATACACGTTCAACCCAACGCCCGTCGGACCGACGAAGCGCCGCCCGTACAGGCCAGCCGCGAACGCAATTGCCGTCATCATGGCGAACTCCGGCACGGGACGGCGTCCCGTCTCAAGCGTCCAGCGCGCAATGGCCTCGATCAGCCCACCGGCTGACTTCGGGGGGAATGGGTTCACCTTGCTTCGCGGCGCGGCAACTTCAGTCGGCTGGGCGGGTGCCGCGGGCACGTTATCGTTTTCCGCTACGGGCTCGGGCCGCTTGGGAAACCACGGCTCGAGCCCCAGCAAACCGGGCTCCTCAAACCCAATCTTGGCCTTCAGCCAGTCCGCCGCAAAATCGAACGTGCAGCCCATGGCGCACATTACGAGATCAACGGGCGTGTAGCCCTTCTCTCCGTCGTGGAAGTCGCGGATGCCCTGTTCCGAAATCTTGAGGTTCGGATTGCGATCATGAAGCGGCCTGCCGCGGTGAGACGGGCGCCAGTGCGGCACGGCCACGTAGCCGCCGCGCCGGTTGCGGCTGAGCTTTGGCAGGTCCAATTCAGGAACCCACAGGTCTAGCTTGCCGAGCGCCTGTGTGTTCAGGTCGCGCCAGATGCCGCCACCAAGGCCGTCTGAGACACGGGTGACGTGCGCCGGCGCGAAGTACCCGAACGGCTCTAGCGCGTCCGCAATCTGGTCGGCGATGTCGTCCGGTAGTTCTGGCAGGTCGTGCGGATGGGTGTTCTCAAGCGTGTCGTCCGTCAGCCAGACATAGGGGCGCTGCGTGTCGGGGTGAACGGTCGGCGGAATAACGGTCTGTGTGCCGTACGCCAGCAGGTCGACCACCCGGCTCTTATTGATGTCAAAGTGACGCGGCTCGATCTTCCGGCTGCCGCGATAGAACGCCGTAAAGCCCTTCTCACCGCGCTTGGTCACCGTGGAGTGCGGCAGGACGGCAGACAGCGCGGCACGCATGGCGTCGTCGTCGGTATCCACGTCGACCGCGATGACGTCGTTGAAGCCTAGCGCGACACACAGGCCGGCATCTGGCCAGCGGGTCCACGTCCGCAGTTCGTACTCCGTCGGCGCGCGGTCGCAGTACTGGCCCCAGTCAAAGCGACCATACCAAGACCCGGCCTTATAGTCGCCGGGCCGCTTGGATCCCGGGCGGCACGGAATCACGCTATAGCCGAGGTCTGCAATGCGCTCGCCATGAAGGGCGTAGGGTGCTTCGGCGGCGGGCTTAGTGAACATGCGCAGGAACCTCGATAACGGGGATATTTGCGGCGCGCGCACGGCGCACCATGTCGGCGGTGCCGTTGCCGCCGGAAAAGGCTAGGACGTGGCTGGGGGCGGCCTCGTCGATCATTCGCTGATTGCGGATTGGCCCAGCCGCGTTTTGGTGGCGTCTCCATTCGGCGGGGAATGGCCACACCGGGACATTCATTGCTGCGCACCACCGCGCAGCAAGCGTGTCCGCACCCTTGGCCGCGCCGTGTATCACGACGTCTATGCAGTTCTCGGCATCGAGTTTGTTCAAGGCTGAGAACGCCAACTCTCGGTTGGTAAAATCGCGACCACCCGTAACCAGCAGCCGCATCAGAACGGAGCCCTCAACTCGGCAACCTGACTGCGCAGGCTCTCGCCGAATTCGTGGATGACAACCGTCAGCAGTTCTTCGGCCTCTTCCTCCGAGAACTCGCCAAGGTCGGTCTTGCCTATTTTGTCCAAGAATTCGCCGACCTTCTCCTTCGCGTCGGCACGCGCTCGGGCCTCGTATGGATTGAAGTTTCGCACCTGCCGAATCTCCCGAATGTGAGGAATACAATCGTCACAGACCCATCGAGGCCGACGCCCGTCGCCGGCTCCGATGCCGACCGCGTGCCGCTTGCAGAGGAAGCATTCGGCTGGGTCGTTGATGTGGGGGCTAGCCATGCGCGGCAGCCGGTTGGTTGGTATTGGCGGGCTCCGCCGCCAATAGGTCCAACAGGGCGCCGATCGCGGACTCGGCCTCGCCGCGCTCCGTGCGGGACAGGCTTTTGCGAACCGTGGCCGCGTCGCACCCATGCTGAAGCAACATGGACATTGCCACAGCGGCATCGCGGCAGTTTACCTGCGCGTCTGACCCGACCTTGCCGTTGTCCAAGAAGACTTCGGCTAGGCGGCCGTCTGGGTAAAAGCTAACGCGCGCCGTGTACTCGCGGCCCGCGTGCCAGAAGGTGATGTTCTCAGACTCGCGGCGGTTGGAAAGGCGTTCACGCGGCAATGTTGGCGTCCTTGGTATTGTCGTTGGCGAAGAGGCCGCCGATGTCAGCGGTCTGTTTGATTGCTCGTTGGCGGCGCTCCAGCGGCCCCTTGTCGGCGAGGCGCAGACGCTCCGCGATGTCGGCTTGGTATTCCGGCTCGCGCTCGATCAGGACGCACTGGAAACCCTCCCGCCACGCGGCTTCGCCCGTTGAGCCGGATCCCGCAAACGGGTCCAGCACCGTACCGCCTGGCGGCGTCACTAGGCGGCATAGCCACTGCATCAGGTCGACCGGCTTTACCGTCGGGTGCTTGCTGCCAATGCGGTCCTGCTTGTCGGCTTTGGCGCTGTAGAAGAAGCGGGCGGCGGAGCCGGAGTCGCCAAAACCTACAGTCTGCATAGTGCCTTCCGCGAAGCCGTAAGACGTAGAGTCCGGGTTTCCTCCGCGCTTGCCGAAGCCGCCGCCCGCCTCAGGAAAGCACCGCACCACCTCGTCGCTGCCGTCGTGGACGATGTTGGCTGGCCAGCGGCCGGTGGCGACGCGGCCACTATTCTCTGCTCCCTTGAACTGGCCATAGATATCGTTGCTGCCGGCGCTAGGATTCGTGCGCGCCTCATCCCCAACCCGGCACCCGTCGATATTCAACGCGCCCGTTTTGTATTCCAAAACGTTGGCAGCAACCGTGCCCGTGAGGGGTTTCCTAGCAAGGACGATCGGCTCCCACGCTGGCTTAAGCGCCGTGCCCCAGCCCTGCCATTGGCGGGCGGCGTCGGTTGCTGGGGCGGTGATGGCTAGAGTGGTTGCGGAGCGGTCGTTGTCTTGGCCCGGCGCAACAGCCAATAATGTTCCGGATTGGCTTCTAACGACAGGGCGCTCGGCGCCGTCCTTCACTGTGTCATACACAGCGTCCAAGTCGCAGTCGGGCCAACCGAGAACCGCCTTAAGGTTTCGCCACTGCTCTTTGCTTGGGATTGAGTGCTGGTTGCCGTTTTCGCTCGTCCAGTGGCGCGCCATTCCGCATCCGTTGGTGGCGCTGCCAACCGCCGCGTTCAAGTCTTTGTTCGTCATTCCGCGTTCATCGCGCCATGCGCGGATGTGACTGCGGATCGACGCAAACAGCGGAGTTTCATTGGCTTTCTTATCAATCCCCTTGCTGACATCATGCGACTTCGGAAACCCCGAGCCATAGGCCCATGCCAACTGATCGCGGATTTCAAAGCCGGCATCCTCGATCGCGACGGCAAGCCGGTGATAGGTGCGCGTCCCGCTGAACGCGACGACGTGGCCGCCAGGCTTGAGCACGCGCATAATCTCGGCCCAGAACTCGACAGCAAACGCCGTCTCGCCGGTATCCCACTGCTTGCCCATGAAGCCGGCGCTGGATCGGGCGTACACGTCGTTGTCGTTGGCCGGCGCGGCGTTCTCCCCGCCGAACCGCTTGACGATCGACACCAAAGCATACGGCGGATCCGTGACAACACTATCAATGCTGCAGTCCGCGAGCCCCTTCAGCACCTCGCGGCTATCACCGCCATGCAGCACAACGCGCCCGTCTAGATGCTCACTCCGCATCAACAGTCTCCCGGCGCACGACCGTCCAGCCCTCATGCGCCAGAACGGCCAAGATGGCAGCCGCCAGCGTTGGGAAAGACATGGGTTGAGGGTTGTTCGCGAGCATTCGGACAATAGCTTCTTGTGGTGTGGTTTGTGTCATAGAGTTCCCCTTGTTCACGTTGATGCGCTATGCGCATCAACTAAAACGCAATTTCGTCATCCAATATTTCAGACGCCGGTCGATTATCGTTGCTCGCTTCAGGCGCGTTATCGTTCGCGGGCCGGAAGTCGGTTACGTCAAAGAACTTGCTGCCTGGCTTAGGTTTGATCGCGATTTCTGCCGTTGCGACCAGCTCGCTCTCACGGCTAAGCCACTCATCCACGCTCGCCGGAAACGGCGTCTGCCCCCCGTGCTGGCGCCACCAGCGATCCGCCTTGGACTTGGCGAAGCCCGTGTGTTGCGGGCACAGCCAGGTCTTGTAGGTCGTCAGGCCCGAAGCCAGTTCGACCCTTACCGAAGGCAACCCACCGAGCTTCTCGTGATACTTGAACTTCCTGCGCCGGACAGGAAGCCATTCGCTCTGCGTGGATAGGATAGGCAGGTGGTCGGCCCGCGCCTCATGGAGCGGCTTTTCTTCTATCTCAAACTGGTGTCCGCAACAGACGCACTGGCGCGCTGCGGCGTAATTGATTTCGAAGCAGTTGGGGCAGACTCGCACTGGTGCCTCGCCTTGGCCCTTACCGGGCTCGCGCGGCTTCACAAGGTCAACCGGTCCGAGGGTGCGGACAACGTTGCCGTAGTCCAGCACCAGGCAGTTGGTCTTACCCGGCGACAAACGGAGCCCGCGCCCCACTTGCTGGACATACAAGGCGCAGGATTTCGTCGGCCTCATCAGCGCGATTAGATCGATCGGCGGATGATTGAACCCGATCGACAGCACGTTCACGTTGGTCAGGCAGCGAATTTCGCCGGCCTTATATGCGGCCAGGATGCGCTTGCGGCTGCCTGCGTCCATGGCGCCCTCAACCGTCTCACACGTCACGCCCTGGCGGCGCATCTCGTCGCGGACAGCAATGGCGTGCTCCACATCGACGCAGAAGCAAATCCATGCCTTGCGGTCGGCGCCATACCGCACGATCTCCGTCACAGCCTCGCGGGTGATGGCCTCCTGATTGACGGCGCGCGAAAGTTCCGATGTGATGAAATCGCCAGCGCGGGTGTGAACGCCTGTCGTGTCAAACGTAACGGCAGTCTGCTTGCCGGACGGCGGAACGAGAAAGCCTGCCTCGATCGCCTGGCCAAGACCGAATTCATAAGCGATCGTCTTGAACAGCGGGTCATCGCCGGACGTCAGATAGCCGCTATCCATGCGGTACGGCGTGCCGGACATCCCAAGAATACGCAGATCAGGATTAAGCTCACGCAGCCCATTGATGAGCGCGTGATACATCGCGTCGGAGTTTTTCGAGATTAGATGGCACTCATCGATAATGAGCGCATCGGCATAGCCAAGTTTAGCTACGTCGCGAAAAACAGACTGGACCGAGCAGAACAGAATTTGCGAGTTTGTCTTGCGCGACCCTAGCGCGGCGCTGTTCACGCCAACATCTGCCCAAGGCATCAGGTCATACATCGCTTGTGCGTTCTGCTGCACAAGCTCGCGCGTATGAACGGCGCAGATGAAGCGAGCACCTGGGTAGTCGGCCAGCACGTCCTGAATAAACGCGGCCTGCATAATCGTCTTGCCGGCGCCAACCGATGCGACAAGCAGCGTGGAATCGACAGTCTCAAGCTCCGCCTTGACGGCGTCGACCGCCTCTCGTTGATACGGGCGAAGCTGAATGGTCACGCAGCAGTCTCCTTAGTCTTGTCGTTATCGTTGGCGGCGGGCATGTGGAGGGCAGCCAGCGCAGCCTCTACGCGCCAGATGGCGCGGCCGATGGCCTCTGGGATTTGCGGTAGGACTGCGTCGCCGAACGCTTCGACGATGAGGCTAGCTGCAACTGTCCCGCGTGGACCGCCGACTGCAATGCGCGACTGAGCCACCCAGCTGGATAGCCCATCATCCACCCGTAGGTGATGGGCAAGGCCGCCGTTCCACTCAGCCCATGGCTCTGCAGGAGCGCGGCCAGCGCCCTCGCACCCGCCCATTTGTCCGACGCCCGACCCGTCATGGCGCCGTCCATCACAGCATCCATCGTCGGGCTCTTGCGTCGATCGTAGGCTGGACTCCAGGAGTCCAGCCTTTTGTCCCGCTTCGTCGGCGTTGGCAGTGTTTCCAACATCTCCTGCCACGGCTTGCAGCTTTCCCATTTCTGCATGCTCGGCGCCGCGAAGTTCGCTTTCGTCGTCGGTGTATGGAACAACGCCTCCTTGATCGATGGCGCACGACCTTCCATGAAGGACTCTGACCGGACCTTGGACGACTTCGTTGGCGTGCCTAGGATCGATCGAAAGGGGAATGTCGAGCCCGCTCCACCACCCTTGCCGCCCGCCATCCCGTCCGAGGCCATCGGCGTCGGCAATACAGAACCCGACAAGCCAGCTTCGCTTGCGCTCGTGATTGGCGCCGATGTCTCCAGCACTGACCACGAATGGCCAGCAGGTGTAGCCGATTGCCGCCAGCGCATCGATGACCCGGTCTGCGCCTCGAGTTCGGAGATTAGCGCTATTCTCAAGAGCGAACCAACGAGGTCGGCATTCGCCAATGAGCCGGATGGCCTCGAAGTAAAGTCCGCTGCGCTCTCCGTCGACGCCTTTGCCCTTGGTGTTTGCGCTGCTGATGTCCTGGCAGGGCGGCGAGCCGACGATGATGTCGGGAAGCCCAATACCGTCCCGAACAAGTCGGTCTGCTGTAAGGGTTGTGACGTCGTCATAAACCGGAACTCCGGGGTTGTTCTGCAAATAGAGGGCGCGGCGCCAGTCAATGACTTCGCATGCGGCAACGGTGCGGTATCCGGCGCGGTGCATTCCGAGCGACCAGCCGCCGGCGGCAGCGCTGAAGAGATCCAGAACTTTCACGCGCTCGCCCCATCAATCCAAATGCTGCCGTCTGCTAGGCGGTACGAAATCGTCTCGTTTTCTTCGTCCACGTCGATCTGTTCAGCCGGCACGAGCGCCGGAATATGCAAATGGTTCGGGCATCCTTCGCGCTGCTCGTCGATGCTGAGCGGCTTCATCCAGCGCCCGCACGACCAGGCGGCGTCACCATGCGGCTCGGCGGAGCTGTGCAAACACGACCGGCAATGCACCCGTGGCATCGCCTCGCCCCAGCAAACGTCTTTCTGCCGGCAGAACATCCCGCGGAAGTCGGTTTGATCCTTGCACACACGGCCGGGCGGCTCCGGACTCAGCGCGATACGCTCGGCCCGGGCGATCTGACGGATGCAATAGTCGTGATCGTACTCGCCGCGTTCAATGTGCCGCTCGTCCGTGTTCTTGTTGACGATCGCATAGCACCAGCGGCTGTGCCCGAACGCGTGGCATCCCAGCTGAAGCTGCCCATAGTGGGTTGGCTGCGCGACCTTGACGCCTTTTTTGACGACTTCCCTGAATTTGTCGTCCTTGTGCGACTTCACCTCGAGCAGATGTTCAGTGACTGGCGCTTCCGCCAGCCCAGACACCGCGCCGTCGCGCTTTCCGCGCAAATGACCGTGGGCAAACCGCATCTTGTCCTGCGTGCCGGTGACCTCGCAGCCCGCCGCTTCAAGGTTCGCGACGAGCCGCTCCTCCCAGATGTTGCCGGTTTCAAAGATCGACCGCTTACGGCCGTCGATGAATTCGCGCTCACTGACCCACCGCATGGCCAGCCAGAGTGCTCGGTCGCACTCAAGGCCGATGTCACCGACCGAGATGCCCCACGAATCCCAGTCCGTCGCGGCGGCTTCGTAGGCGGCATAGATCGCCAGGACGGTCGGGCTGATGGTGGTGGTTTGGGGGAGGGGTGCCAAGGCAGATACCTAGTTGACGTAGTCGTTCAGGTGGATGGGCAGAAGGACAAGCGGGTAAAAGCGCGTCTCAGCCCACGGGTACATTTGCTCTGCAAGCTTGCGCGCTATGACATCAGAGCCGTTGCACTGCGGGCTTGCTCCGCGAAGCACGCCCTTGCGCCGCTTGTTGACTTGCCAGAACAGCAAGCCTCGTTCCGGGTGAACGCTGAACCAGCGATCACGAAGAACCTGGCACATGCCGTTCGCGGACGTGACCTTGTCTTCCGGCAGGTAGACAAGGCGATCGTCGTCGGGCGCGATCACGCCACCACCGGGATTTCGACCGGCCAAGCACAAAAGCTCGGCTCGTATTCACGCTCGATGTTGAAGCGCGCTACTTCGGTGCCGTTCGTATAAATACGGAACTCAACCGGCCAGCGATCCTCATACCCACCGTTATCGTGGTAGTTTTCGGCGCACTGCTCCGCGACGAATTCGAGGTCGTCTGCAAAGTGCTTGATTTCGTGGGCGTCGCACCAGCTATGTGGCTGGTGGTAATCGGGATGGTCGCCGGCGCTATACTGATACTTGGGCATATGTCCTCCTGCCGTTACAGGTTGCTACGCGCGGCGTAGCAACGGCTAACCGGCGCGCGCCGTGACATCGCCAGTCACGCCGTTGACGATGTAGGTGAAGGCTGGGTTGGGAGCGGTGCCGCCCATATCCGGAAATGGCTTGCCGGTGTCGTATTCGAAGTCCGTCTGCTTTGCCGCCCACTCGCGCGGATAGATGACATTACCGCGCAACTCACCCGCGACGGGCTCCGGCGCTTTCGGGTGCATGACGTCCCAAAGCTTCGTCGCCGTTTCGTCATCGGCCCGAATGAAGAACATCGGCGGGTTTTCGAAGAAGTTGTCTTTCTGCACATCCGTCAGAAAGCCAAGCTGCTCCCACTCGATGTTGTAAAGTTTGCGGACAGTGTTGTGAAAAGCGCGAAGGTTGGCGTCTCTCATCGTCCCATCTCCAGATTGTATTGATCTTTGCAGGCTTTGGTGCTGGTCCACTTCGGACTCAGCATTCGTTCTGCAATAGTCATGAAGTCGGCGAGGTCGGCGCGGCGAAGCTCTTCAAGGAGGTCCGGCACAAGGCCGATTTGACGGCTCCGGGCCTCTTCTAGAATTTCGTCGTCGCGGAACTTCTCAAGGATGTCGTCAGCTAAGACGCTGACCTCGATGTCTATCCACCGCCCCATCGCTCAGACCCTCATCGGCATGATTAGGGTGAGCAGCGGCCCGCCATCTCGGAAGATCGCCGGGCTACCTGGATCGTTCATGGCGATCTCGATAGTGTCGCCGGAGAACGCAGCGAGCGTGCTGGACACGTACCCAGTCTGAAAGCCGATATCGATCGGCTCGCTTGCGTACTCGGCGACAAGCTCGTCCTGCGCCTCGCTTCCTTCGTTGCGCGTCGAAAGCTCAACAGCGCCCGCCGTAAATGACAGCTTCACGGCTCGACCGCGCTCGGACACGACGGTGGCAACGCGGTCATTAGCGGCAGACAAGGCGGCGCGCTCAACTCGAGCCACGTTGTCGTTGGCCGTGGGAATAACCCGCTGATAGTCGGGGTAAGTGCCCTCGACGACTTTGGACACGATTTCGATTCCGTCGGCGGCAAAGCGGATTTTGGTAGCCGACACCGAAACCGTGACCTCGCCAGCCGGCACCATCGGCACGACTTTGCGCGGAACGATGATGCCCGGCATGGTCTCGGCGCCGGCTGGAAGGGCTGCGTCATGCTGAGCCAGGACATGCCCGGTTGTGGCCACGGCCCGCAGCTTATCTCCGGCGACGTGCAGGTAGACGCCGCAGAGATAATAGCGGGTCGATTCGTCCGACATCGCGTACTGAACCGGCTTGAGCAGGGCAGCAAGGTCCGTGGTGAAAGTAGCGTCGAAGTCGCCAACCACGATGTTCGGGAATTCCGAAACGGGCAGCGTCGGCAGCTTGAACCGGCTGCGTCCAGACTTGACGATAAGCGTATTGGGCTCTGCGGCAACGGAAACCGTAGCGCCGGCCGGGAGCTTGCGAACGATGTCCTCAAACCGCCTGGCGTCGACCGTGACCGTACCGGGCTCATCGACGGTTGCCGTGCCGGAAGCAGTGACGCGGATGTCCATATCCGTTCCGGCGACGCTCACGGCGTTGTCCTTGACGGATAGGAGGACGTTGCCAAGAATTGGCAGGGTATTGCGAGACTCAATGGCCTTCGCCACCGGTCCCAATAGGCGCAGCAGTTCGCTGCGCTCGAAAGACGCGCGCATAAAAGCTCCTGAAATTTGAGAGGGACTACTGCGCGCGGTACGCTGCGCAGTAGTGGGAGTTAACCGCGGACGTGCTCTACGTTCACACCCGCAGGCAGCACGCCGAAGGTCTTGCGGAACAGTCTGGCCGACTTAACGATTGCTTCGCGGAGATCGTCGGGCACACCCTCAGTCCGGTCTAGCCACGAACGAATAACTGCTGGCGGGTCCACTACGGTTAGCAATTCCGTCGTCTTCACCGAAAACGCACGACCGAACCCGCCAGCGATGCGACCCTTGACGTCGCGCTCGGCTCGAGCCGCTTCCCTTTGTGCCGCCTGGTACTCCGCGAAAGCCTCGTCCGCGTCACCAATCGCCGCGCCTACGTCGACCACAACACCGACCGCGGCATCTTCCTTAGCGGCCCGCTCAGCGGCATCAGCGGCCCGTGCGGCGGCTTCCTTTTCCTCGAGAATGCGGCGCGCCTCCGCAGCTTCCGCAGCCTTCCGCCGCTCTTCCGCCAGCGCAAAGGCCGACATGCGGGCCTGCAGTTCCTGCCGCAGCTTGCCCAGCGGCTCGGAGACCTTCTTGAATTCCGCGTTGATCTCCTTGACCTGCGTGTTCAAGGGCCGCACGCGCCCGTCGCGCGCCTGCTCCAAGTCGTCCAGTGCAGCCTTTGCCCGGTCCCAGAACAGCTTAGCTTCTCTGGCCGTCGCCTCGTCCGAAATAACCGGCGCGCCTTCCATCCATTCCGCTACTGACCGGTAGACTGACCAAGCGTCGTCGATAATATCGGGCGGCCCATTATTCCCCGGAACCGCGCGGGGGTTGTCCGCGTTGCCGACCTGCGCCATATAGCGCTCTCCTTCTACTTATGTAGGGGGGGGATGGGAGAGGGCAGCTATCTGCCAGGACTGGTGCCCTCTCCCGGCGGCGCTATTTACGCCAGGGCTTAGAACCACCTGATGCAGCCGCCGGTCGCTGCTGCTGAGCAGCGGGCCGGTTGTTGTTGGCCGCTGGCGGCGCGCTCTGCTCGCCGTCAAACAGGTATTTGACGATGTTGTTTTCCAGCTCGCCCGTGTCCTTGCGCTTCCGCTGGCCGATTTTCACGCCGAACGCCTTGAAGTGCAGTTCTTCCGTGTCCTGCGGAGCGAGCACACCGGTCGCGCGTCGCAAGCCAGCGAAGTCACGCTGCCCGATCTCCTGCGCCTGTTCGTTGGCGTTTTCGAGGTTGTAGTTGATGTAGAACGGACGACCGTCAAAGTCTCCGCCCACAACCTGCGCCTTGCACTTGAGGATCATGCCATTGCCGGACTGCGTCGCAACGTAGTCGGATTCCACAATCTCAAGCTGATATTCACCGACCGGAAGCGGGGTATAGCCCGATGACGGTTCGGCATTCTCGTCGTAAGAACCTGCAATGCTAGCCAATTTAACTTCACTCCTTCGATGATGAATGCTGCGGCGCAACACAAATAAGCCGCAATCTAAAGTTTGAAATGTGGGTCTTTCTTATGCGACGTTAATCAACTGTCATCCTTAACTATGGATTTCGGTTGATGATATCCGCTTTTTATTGCAGCAGACCTCTTAGCTGCTTTCGTTAGGCCGCCGCGCGCAGCGTCGAATTGTCGTTGGCGTGCTTGAAGTGCTTCGCCAACTCCGTGAACCCCTGGCCAGCCTTATAGGTAATGGTCGCAGGCAGGTTCATGCGGTTTTTGGCCAGAAAGCCAGCCCGTTCGTCGGTGTGGATCTGCCGTTCCTCGCCAGACCGGCCGTCCGGCTTGGTTTCCTTCTTCGCGCCGAAGCCCTTGCCGTCGACCGTCTTGAGCGTATGTCGGCGGTTCAGGAACAGCAGCGCGTCGGACTTTTCGGTGACGATGTCCACGGCCCGCTTCTGAAGCTTAGGCTTGTAGCGGTCATAGGCGTCAACAAGCGGGTCGTTGAAAGACTTGGCCTCGCTGTGCAGGATGAAGATGACGTACAGGCCGCTGCGAGCAACAGCGCTGGCAGCAGCCATAACGTCCCGCCACTCGTCGTCCGCGGCCAAGTATCCCTTGCCGAAGGCGGTAGGGGAGCCCTTGTCGTTGCTATCGATCGAGTCCCAGCCGTTCCTGGCGCAGGTAGCGGCCCAAAGCATGGGCTCGAAAGCGTCGGCGCTGTCTACCACAACCGTCTTGAACTGATGGTCGCCGGCAAGCAGCTGCGCGAAATAACCCTCTTCCGGGTCCATCAGGTCGGCATAGGACTCGATGGGCGCCGGGGTGTAGCCGATGCCGTCCGGCGGCGCCTCGCCGTCCGTGGAGAGATACAGCGGATCGGGAAATTCGAGCGCCAGCGTGGTCTTACCGACGCCGCCCGTGCCGTAGATGCTGATAACCGGCGGGTGATCTCGGCCCGTCCGTTTGTTCAGCGTGTTAAGCGCAATAGCCATCAATCGTCCTCTGTTTGGGATTTGCTACGGCCCCGTGTCTACGCGCCGTAGCTTGTGCGAGGCTGTCGTCTTGGAAATTTATGCGGCGCGGCTGACGGCCAGGCTGTTCATCCACGAACCAAGAGCGTCAAATGCCTTGGCCGTGTCGGTGCTAGGCACCGGGCCGTTGTCGTTGGTGGCGAAGGCGCAATCGGGGCCGCAGTCGCGATCGTCGAGAATGAAATCTTCCTCGAGGAAGTGCAGGCTGACGCGCCGGTTCTGCGTCTCAAACACGATGTTGTAGTTCGTGCCGCGGTGGCTGGTGGTGATACCGGCAAGCGTGCCCTTGATCAGAACCGCGTCGCCAACCTGAGGCGCCGTCGGCGGGCTCAGGTCGATGCCGAGTGTGACGTGTGGCGGGGTGGTGATGGCGGGCTCGTCTACCCATTCGGCGATGAGATCTAGGTCACGGTCCTGGCCAATATGCGGCTCGCTGTTTACGCCGTTTTTCTGCCAGTACTCGCCGTTCAATTCGCTAGATGGAGCATGAAAGAACTGTTCGTTGTAGAAGTTCCAATGCTCCATCGGCCCGACCTTCCGGCCATCGCGCGTCTTGTAGTACTTGCCGGCTTCGATCTGCAGCGTTGCGGTTGCGTGGGCAACGGCAACGGGTTCGACGAGTTCGAACATGTCGTCAGTGTAATTCAGAACGCCATGCGACGTTCCCGTATGAACAAAAACATGGTGCAGCGGGGCGTAAAAAGTTGCTTCCGCAACCGTGTATTCGCGGCCACGCTCTATAATAGCCGTTTCACCTACGGCGCGCACCCGATCGCCAACCTTAAACTTAGCCATCTCTTCCTCCCTCAATTCAAAGCAGCAGCAGCACGGGTAATCTCACACCCACCGTCATCTTCGTCTTCGTCGTCGTGGTAGATCTCGGATTCGTAGAGCCAGCGGCGGCGGATAACCCCTTCGCCGTCCTCGTACTCGACTTTGTAGGCGACGCCGTTTTCGTCACGCCGCGTGCCAACAATCGGCCCGGCGATGAACGTCGCAACGGTGTCGCCGATCATGAAATCTCGCATTCTTCGATCCTTTATGTGAATGTAATCCTATTGCGCGTCACTGCGCGGCAGTAGCCTCCAGGCACCGAAGCCGCGGCAAGCTAACCGCATGGTGGCTTACTGGATCTGTGCTCCATCCGATTTGATGCGGCATGACGCGCTGAACGGTGCTGTCATTCGCGGCGACACTTCTGACGTTGGACGTTTGACGTCTCCACGCATTTGGTATATATCGCCGGACCGCGCGTGCCGTTGCGTCAATCGGGTAGCCGACCAGGGCTGCGGTGGCGCGCAGCGAGGCGCCGTTCCGGAACGACGACACACAACGTTCGATTGTCTGAACAGGAAGGCTCGATTGCGGATATCGACCACCGAAGGATTTTTCACGCATTGCTTGGAACCTCGTTAAGCACGATTCGTTTATAGCGATGTTTGACGTCAAAAGTCAATGTATGAATGTGAAACAGACACTCAGTTAGTGGCAGGGGTTCAAAAGTGACGTATCATCATAGGCTTACGCAGGCACGCAACAATCTCGGCCTCACGCAGGAACAGGTCGCTACCGCGGCCGGGATATCCCGAACGCAGTACGTTTCCATGGAGGGCGGGGCGATTCCCACCCCCGACCGATGGCGCGCGGTTCTGGCCGTGTTGGGGTTGAGTGAAGACGACTATCTCGCCGACATGACGACGGAGCAGCGGGAAAAAGCGTTGAACGAAACAAGGCGCGGCCGGCGTAACCCCAAGCCGTCCGAAGATCTCGGGCCGGTGGGGTTCCTGAAAGATCCAACCGCTGTCGCCAACAAGCGCAAGCTCATCTGCAAGATGCCTGACGATTCGATGGAGCCCGCCTATATGAAGGGCGACGAGGTTTGGGCCGAGACGCTCGAGCCTGCACGGGCCGGGGATATCGTCGCGATTCGCGGGGCGGAGGTGGATTGCTTGGTTCGGCGCCTGGTTCGCATTGACGAGGCGCGCAACGAGGCTGTCGTGGAGGATTTGAAGACGCGCACAATGACGCGCATTGGGCTAGGCAGCCCCGACGACGACACCCCGACGATAATTTATCGGGTCGTCTGAAAATCACTATTGACGTCTGACGTCAAAAGTACCATAAAGGCCGCATCGGAAACGACGCGGCCTTTTTCATGGCCGCAGGGGAGAGACGGAAATGTTCCAGATCATCCGCGACGGCTACTTCTTCCGCGCAGTCAACGAAGCCACCGGCGAGTACTCGCAGCTCTTCACCTCGCCCTCGCAGGCCGGGGCATACATTCGCCGCAAGGCTGGCAAGGATGCCTGCCGCGCCGCTGCTGAGCGCTTCCTTGCGGGAGCGCGCTCATGACCGCCACCACCAACACCGCGCCGGGTTCTGCGGGGCAGAACGGGGCGCTGATAAACGCACTGCGCCCGCTGGCCCGTATCGCTGACGCCTACGACGCCAACCAGCTTGACGACGAGGCGCGCAAGTTCTGGGGTATTCACCTTGAACACCGCAACGAGACGCCGCCCGACCAGATCGAGCTTTACGCCGGACGTGGTGGAAGGCGCCTCCTGACCCTGGCCGACTGCTTCGCTGCCCGCGCCGCCATCGCAGCCGCCACCGGGGAGGTTGTGTGATGGGAGCGCAAGCACACACGGCACCCTGTTACGCTGGGCATAACCACGTTCCGGAGACAGCCACCGAACGGCTGGTGAAAGCTGCACTGGACCTTGTTGAGCGGGACCTATGCTTCATCGGAAACACGATCAGCATCCCGACGCTTTCGCATTCAGAAGGCATTCGCCGCATCCGCGAACTGCGGGAAGCCGCGTTCGCCGCCATCGAGGAGATGCGGTGATGGCGGACGCACACCTTCAGGCAGTCGACGCCATCTTTGATATGCGCCGCGTCTGCATGGACGCGATCGACGATATTGAGCGCATCGCCAAGGCCATGGGCATTCTCGGCCTCCGCGATGCCGCCAGCAGGCTCTGCGACGCTACGACTGCAATCGACACGGCGACAGAGCGTGCCGCCGGCGCCTACGCGGAATCGGTCAATCAGCGCGTCATTGATACCGAACGCGCCACCGGGAACATGATCGCGGCGTTCGTCGCCGGCGCTAGCGTGAAAGGCGCCAAGCCATGACCGCGCAATTCAACAGCGCAATCCGCGCGGCACAAATCTGGCTGATGGGCGGCGCGTTGCCGCAAGCCCTTCGCGCTCTTCGCCGAGCCTTGGGGCTCGCCAACCACATTTCCCAAAAAGCCCGCCGCATGGTCATGCGCGTCATGAACTGGGTTAGGGCCGACATGGTGAGGGCTGCAAGTCATGGATAGCGCCAGCATTGCGATTAGCGCCGCCGCACAAGCTCAAGCCGCTGCTGCACAAGCGGCTGCGGAGCGATCCGTGTGTATCAGCATCACCAAAAACTACGCGCCAGCTACCGCGACAGTTGCTGACATGCGGGAATACGCGAACTGCGTGTTCACGCTCCACGGCACGGGAGAGCCGATGAGTGCCAGCGCCGCGCTCCTGATCAAGGGCATGATCGTGCTGGCGTTCATTGGGGCCGCAATAGGCGGGTGGCTGGGCTGGCGCGACGACGGGCCAATCATGGCTGCAATAGGCTCTTTTATCGGGGCAGTCGTGGTGGCGGCAGCAGTTTTCGTGCTCATCACCGTAGCCGCCGGCGTCCAGTTCCTGTTTTCGTGAGTACTGCAGCATGACGTCCTATCTCCCGGCGCCCAGTTACGCCCAGCGTAACCACGCGCCCTACATCCCCGCCCGCTCCAACGACAACCGCCCCGCCGAGTTTGACGCACAGTTGCTGGCCTACACCCCAGCCTTGAAAAAACTCGCCGCCAAGCTCCTGCCCACGAAGCCGCAGCACGAACGCGAAGACCTACTGCAGGCCACGCTATTGCGCGCTCTTGAGCGCTGGCAGTCATATCGCCCCGGCAAGAGCCCCTACACGTGGCTGCAGTTCCTGATGCGCGGCATCAATCAGGACGCCATCAGCAAGGCCAAGACTGCAGCCAAGCATCGTCCCGAACTGATGCACCGCGCCGTTAGGAGGACGCCGCCCAATCAGGAGCACGCAACGGATGTGTCGCTCGTCCTGTCCCGCGTGCCGTGGAATAGGGTCGACGACATCGTGGCGATCGGTATGGGTGCGTTTTACCGGGAGACAGCAGCAGAGCGCGGCATAAGCGTCGAGCGCGCCAGGCAGCGCGTTGAGACGGCTCGGGCGGCTTTGACTAGGGCGGCAGGCAATGCCGATGCGCTGTGGGACGCCGACACACGCCGCGCGCTGGCGGCTTAGGGGAGGGTGGGAATTTACTAAACTTGACTTTTGACGTCAAACATTACTATATTAACGAGCGTCGGCATCAGCCGGCGCTTTTTTGTTTGGAGGGAATATGGGTCGGAAAACGCCAGACAGGCCAATTCGCATTGAAGGGAAGGTGGCTTATGTGCCCCTGACGAAGGGGTACGAGGCGATCATCGACGCGGAGGATGTGCCGGCAATCGCATCGTACCCTTGGTCCGCCATGGTAGCAGGCAAGAACGTTTATGCCGTTACCAGCGTCAAAGGTGAGACGCTCTACATGCGCAGGATGTTCGTGAAGCCTGCACCCGGAAAGAGGGTTAAATCGCAAGGAAATACGCTGGACTGCAGGAAGGCGGCTCTTGGGATCAGCGTGCCGCTTAGCGAGGTGAAACAGAAGAGGAACCGCGCGTGACTAAGCCGTGTTATGTCTACTTTATTGGGATGAGAAGCCAAGGGCGTCCCATGCCGTTCTGTAAGATCGGCTTGTCGGAGAACGTCACTTCGCGATTGTCGCAGATCAACGCGAATAATCCGTATGATTGTTACGTTTTCAAGACTGTAAAATGCCACTCGAGGGCTGCCGCTGCAGCAATCGAAACAGTCGCACTTGACGCGGCGAAGCGCAAATGGCGCAAGGGAGAATGGTTCTCCGATTTTCCGGAGGTTATCTATAGGATGGCCGAGGGTAACATTAAAATCGAGAGACCCAAGGCTGAGGCCGAGGCTAAGTCAATAAGCGCCAAGACATTGCGGCCAAAACTCAGCAACAAGGAAGTCAATGAGATACTTAGTCGACCTAGGCCAGGCGGCCTCGGCGAAAGCCTGCGACTCCACATGGAGAAAAACAGCACCACTCATTGAGGGATCCTTGTAAGAACTGCAACGGGCGCCTCTCTACAGGGCACTCGTTGTACAACCTGAAACGGCCCCCGAATTCCCCGGACAGGTCTCACCCTTAAAATAAGGGTTGGGAGTAATGTCGTGTCTATGACTGGTTCTTATCCGAAGGTTGAGGTCCTGACCGGGCCTGAGCGGCGTCGCCGGTGGTCGGTTGCGGAGAAGTTGGAGATCGTCGCGCAGACGCGCGAGGCGGGTGTCACGGTCAGCCTTGTGGCACGCCGGTGCGGCGTGTCGCCGAACCAGCTTTTCACGTGGCGGCGGCTTGCCGAGCAAGGGGCGCTGACCGCGACGGCGGCCGAGGAGGAAGTGGTCCCGGCCTCCGCCTTCCGGGCGCAGCAGGAGCAAATCCGCGAATTGCAGCGGCTCCTGGGCAAGAAGACCCTGGAGGTGGAAATCCTGAAGGACGCCCTCGAACTGGCGGAGGATATAAAAAAACGGAGATTGCGGTCGCTGTCGCTGCCCAAGGACGGTTTGCCATGAACACCGTCGCCGCGACGCTGGACGTGGCCCGTTCGCATCTCGCCGCCCGGCTGGCGCAGCGGACGGCCGGGCGCTCTCCCCAGCGCAGAGGCCGTCCGCCCCTGCCGGAAGAGGCGCTCCTGTCCGAGATCGAGACGGTCATCGAGGACATGCCAACCTACGGCTATGCTCGCGTCTGGGCCAGATTGCGCCGCAAAGCCCTGACCGAGGGCCGTGCGCCCGCCAATCGCAAGCGCGTCTATCGGGTGATGAAGGTCCATGGCCTTCTGCTCGAACGCCATGCTGGCGGGGTCGAGCGCCGTCACGACGGCCGCATCGCCGTCGAACGCTCCAACCTGCGCTGGTGCTCGGACGGCTTCGAGATCGGCTGCGACAACGGCGAAAAGGTCCGCGTCGCCTTCGCGCTCGATTGCTGCGACCGGGAAGCCATTGGCCATGTCGCCACCACCGAGGGCATCAAGGGCGAAGATGTCTGCGACCTGATGGTCACCGCCGTCGAGCACCGCTTCGGCAAGGTCAACCGCCTGCCGCAGACCATCGAATGGCTGACCGATAACGGCTCCTGCTACATCGCAGGTCCGACCCGCCGCTTTGCCCGCGATATCGGCCTGGAGCCGCTCACAACTCCGGTCCAGAGCCCGCAGAGCAACGGCATGGCCGAAGCCTTCGTGCGAACCTTCAAGCGCGACTACGTCTCGGTGAATCCCATCCCCGATGCCAAAACCGTCATGCTCGCCCTGCCGGAATGGTTCGACCACTACAACGAGCTTCACCCGCACAGGTCGCTCGGATATCGTTCACCCCGCGAGTTCATCGCGGCCCATGCAGCACCGTGAGAAATGTCCGGGCTTTTGGGGGCTACAACACAACCGTTGTAACCCCATTTACAACGGGAATAAATTAAAAATCATCAATAAAATCAATACTCTTATATAATAACACACATATATATAAGACGTATTGTAGTTAGTATCTCATACCCTATGGTTTTTAAGTGGTTGGATTATACACGTACAAGGACAACAATGGCCCGAAAACCCAAACCCACAGCAAAATCCGGCGCGCCGCTCAAGGAGTGGCACCTGCAGGCTGCGGCAGTGAAATGGCTGCGCCGCTACCGGCAGGTCGGCTGGCCCATTCGTGTGGCGGGGGACATGAACTCGGCCCGGCGCACTCTCCGCGAGCAAGGGCACGCGTCGGCGACGGGCATAAACGCCGGCGAGCCGGACGTTCGTGTCTACCTCCCACAAGGCAAGCTGCTGCTGATCGAGTTCAAGCGCAGCGACGGCACGACCAGCGACGAGCAGGACGAGGCGCACTTGGAGCTAACTAATCTCGGGCACGACGTAGTCGTGCTGGCGCCATCATCCGAGGACGAAGCTATCGAACTAACCACGGCACTCGTCTCCTCCCGGCTCGGCTTGCCGATCCCGCACTGGGAGCCGCCGGCGAATGACAACCGTCCTGTTTAGCACTCTTGACTTTTGACGTCAAACATAGCCATAGTGAAGGGAGTCGGATGGTTCCGAGGGGTTGGGGATGTCCTGGCCGTGAGTCAACGCTGCGCAGCGCCATCCGCCCATATTCACAGGACACAAGCATGGCACGGCACGGCTCACTCGCTGAACAGCTCGCCGCCCTTATGGCGTACCGCAATCGGCCCGAAGGGCCGCATGAACCTCTCGGCAGCAACTGGGCGACGACGCCTGCCAATAGCAACGACGAAGACGTTTTGGCATTCAGCCAGGAGCGCGACATCCGCATGACGCCGTCTGTTGACGAGATTATGCGGCAGGTTGCGACGGGCGATATCGAGCGCAACGCCGAGGGCCAGACGATCCGCATAGGCAGGCTGCGCTTCTCAGACGGCACGCAGACGGAGAAGGACTTCAAGCGCGGCGCTGATCGATCCGTCATCGAGTACGACCGCGTCATGCCTGTCGGCGCAATGCTTGGTTGCCGCGAGAAGGCGGAAACAGCACTCGGCGGGCGCGGCTACGGGGGCGATTACCTCCGCCGCAGCAACGAGTATTTCGCCGAGTCTTTTGATGTGGATGTGCCGACGCGAACCAAACGCAACAAGCGCAGGAATGGGCGCGGTTTCAGTCGCGACGAAGCGCAAGCGATGCTGGACGAGGCGATTGCCAATACGACCAACATGCCTCCAGTGAAGCGCTATCCGGCTGGACTGCCGGCCGTCGCTGAGCGCGTGGCGGAGAATTTCAACGGAATGCAGACTGCCGTTGGTGGTGGATCCGAAGTTCCTGCGCCATGGCAGGACATGGTCGGAGCGATCGTGCAGCGCGAGATTTGGGATGCTGCCATGGCGGAAATGAAGGCGGAGGACGTTGCGACGCTGGACGTTGCGATGGAGGCCGGAACGTATACCGAAGTTGGTATCGCTGCTGGGCAATCTCCATCCTATGCGGACAAAAAGAGCGGTGGGCGAAAGCGCCTGCAGGCTGCGAACGATAATCTTTCCGCCGCCCTAAGAAAATATTCTGCTTAGGGTAGGGATTTCGCCGAGTTGTCCGGTGTAGGGTGAAGGGGTCGCAAGAACGAAGCGACAAGATTTCGTGAATGTCTTTTATCGAAATGGCGCGGCGCCTGTTGGCGCGCGGTCAACCTCTGCCGGTAGATCTGGCCATGCGACTCCTTGACCTTGGTTACGACGTTGATGCGCTTGAAGGCAAGCGCGTTCGTTATCGTGTTGGCGACGACGAAGAAGACGAATGAAGATTGGAAGGCTGGAGCCGGACCCTATTGTTACCCGGTCGCCTTCCTAACCAACCGGCTTGCGGGCCTCTCCTTCCCGCGTTTGCCGGTTCGCCCCGGGTAGAGCGCGCTGCTGGTGCGGCGTTGGCCGATTGGCCTAGCTCCCCGGGGCTTTCGAGATTGCGGTGCGGGTTGTCCCCTCTGGACGCATCGCGCTAAAACTGGCGAGGCTTCGGCCTTGCCTTTCTTATTCTAGCTGCGAGACACGCGCCGAAAAGGCCCCCTCGCGGTGTCAGCCGGGGACAAAGACGGCAGCGCGCGAGCCCGCATATAGCGGCAGTACCGTGACGGTCTCCCCGGCTCTTATGGTGCCGGCGCACCTTTAAAGCTCGCACGCCGGACAGGCGAGCATTCTTAGCGTGGCGCGGGCACAAGGATTGCCGGCTGCGGCCGTAGGGGTGGCCACGCACACTTATTCGCCCGAATGGGCAACGTGATTATGGCCACCCACCCGCAAGGGCAAAAGGGTTCGGAGAGTCCCGATGCGCCGTAAGGTGTGTGGTCTTCTGGTTGGCTTTGGCAGGACCGTTCCATTGCCTTCTTTCTTGGGGTGCGCGAGGCCCGGTAACGGTGTCCTTTCTGCGCTTGGATGTGTCTACGGTTCCAGGCAAGTATACCGCTGAAGCGAGTAGGCAACGCTGTCAGCCACCCCAAACTTGTCACCGGGTACAAACCGGGCACTCGGGTTGATCGCCGAGTAGCGGCGTGGTGAAGGGCTGCTGCATGCTGGCTTGCCAGCGCATTCCCTACCCGCCTTCGATATTCGGCCCGTGGTTCGGGCCATGTGCGCAGATTGCCGCCGGATGGCGGACGGGCGCCAATGCCGGCGTAGCTCAGTGGTAGAGCGGCGTTTTTGTAATTCGCGGGTCGGGAGTTTGATCCTCTCCGCCGGCACCATCACCGCAAGCGTAAGGAGACGCCATTGCCCAACGTAGCCATAGTCAGAAACAACGAAGGCCACATGAACCTGGCCGTCGCCGGGCATTATGCGCTGGGCTCGCGGGTCATCAGCATTGCTAGCAACGGCGAGGAGCTTGTTGCGGTGGTGCATATCCCTTTGAAAGATTGCGTTTTCGAAGAGCAATCGACCGTCGTCCAGTTCAAGCGACGGGATGACAACTAGCTGGTTGAGGTATGACTAAGCTCACCACGCTAGGCCCAACGCTGAACAGACTACCACACACGCTGACTGCTAACGCATCACAAGAGCGCACGCGCAGTGCGCAGCGCTATGCCACACAGGCGTGGCGCAAGTGGTACGGCCTCAAGCGATGGAAGGACATGCGCGCCGAGGTGTTGCTCGATGCGCTGTACTCCTGTCAGCGGTGCGGTCGCATCGAGGGCGATACATCCTTGCTGGTTGCCGACCACATCAAGCCTCACCGCGGCAGGGCAGCGTTGTTCTGGGACCGAAACAACATTCAGTGCCTCTGCAAGGAGTGCCACGACACGGTCAAGCAGCGGGAAGAGAAAGCCGAGCCAGTCGGAGTGTGGGATTGATCGAGTGTTGCGAAAATGCATCATGATGCAATGCAGCATGTGCCGTTTTGGGGCGGAGGGGGTGGGTGTGTCCTGAAAGACACGCCGATTCGCCGCACCCGCGGTGAACTCATTCGCAACTAAAATCCGAATCTTTGATTTTTTAGGAGTCGGCGAGAGCCGAAAACAAGACCATGGCCAGCGGCGGATTTCGCGCGGGGGCCGGACGCCCTAAAGGCGCGAAAGCCCCAAAGGCAAAGCCTATCAAGGTTGCTCCGGATATCAAGAAGGCGGCGCGTCAATCGGGGATGACGCCGCTCGACTACATGCTCACTGTGATGAACGACGGCGAGGCGGATAATGACCGCCGCGACCGTATGGCTGTGGCTGCTGCGCCGTTCTGCCATGCACGAGCCGAGTCTGCAGCAGGCGGTAAAAAAGAGCAGCAGCAGGCCGAGGCTGAGAGGTTGGCGGAGGCCAGCCCGTTTGCCACGCCGGAGGCGCCTAAAGGGTAATTATGGATTGGACTACGGCCTGCCCTGACTGGGAGGACCGCATCGTCAGGCGTGAGTCGCTGATACCAAAGCCGCTGTTCGCTGGCGAAGCCGAAGAGGCCCTCAGGGTTTTCAAGGCGCTTAGGATCGTTGATGCCCCCGGGCAACCTACGTTTGGCGAGGCTTGTGAGCAGTGGGTTTTTGATTTCGTCGCGGCCATCTTTGGCGCGTACGATGCCGAGACTGGTAAGCGGTTGATCCGAGATTTCTTTCTGCTCATCAGCAAAAAGAACTCAAAGAGCACGCTGGCGGCCGGCATCATGGTGACGGCTCTGGTTCGCAACTGGCGAAAGTCGGCCGAACTTCTGATCCTGGCGCCCACCAAGGAAGTTGCTGACAACGCCTATAAGCCAGCCTCGGATATGATCCGAGCTGACCCAGTGCTCAGGGATATGATGCACGTTCAGGACCACTACAAGACGATTAAGCATCGCACGACTGGAGCGACGCTTAAGGTGGTTGCGGCGGACAATGAAACGGTGGGCGGTAAGAAGGCGTCGTTCGTGCTGGTCGACGAACTTTGGCTGTTCGGCAAGAAGGAGAACGCCGACGCCATGCTTCGCGAGGCCACAGGCGGCCTCGTTTCACGGCCGGAAGGTTTCGTTATCTATCTTTCGACGCAATCCGACGCTCCGCCTGCCGGCGTGTTTAAGGCGAAGCTTGATTATTTTCGCGGCGTCCGCGACGGCACGATCGCAGATAACAAGAGTCTTGGAGCGCTGTACGAGTTTCCGCGGCATATGCTTGATGCCGAGGCGTACCTAAATCCTGCCAATGCCTATATCACCAACCCAAATATGGGGCGGTCTGTTAGTCAGGAGTGGATTGAGGACGAGCTTCGCAAAGAGATGGCTGGCGACGGTGACACGCGCCGGACGTTCCTGTCAAAGCATCTCAACGTTGAGATCGGATTAAACCTACGCTCCGACCGATGGCCCGGCGCGGACCATTGGGAAGCAGCGGGCGACAAGACGCTTACGCTTGACGAGATTATCAGGCGCTCAGACGTTGCCACAATCGGCATTGATGGCGGCGGCCTCGATGATCTATTCGGCCTAGCAGTTATTGGTCGCTGTCGCGAGACACGCGACTGGCTATGCTGGAATAAGGCATGGGCGCATGACGACGTAATCTCGCGGCGAAAGGACATCGTTTCCGTATTGCGTGACTTTGAGCGCGATCAGGACTTGGTTATTTGTGAGGATGCCACGCAGGATATTTGCGAGGCTGCTGACATTGTAGAGAAGCTTTTTCTCGCCGGGTTACTGCCTGAGGCGAATGCGGTCGGGCTTGATCCATACGGCGTCGCCACTCTTGTCGACGAACTTGCGACGCGAGGCGTGGTTGGCTCCGCTCTGGTGGCTGTCCGACAGGGCGCAGCATTGTCGCCGGCGACGTGGGGGCTCGAGCGCAAGCTTAAGGACGGCACGTTCAAGCACGGTGCATCGCGTCTTATGGCGTGGTGCGTAGGCAACGCGAAGACGGAAGTCCGGGGCGGGGCTGTTCTGATTACAAAGCAGACAGCTGGGCGCGCGAAGATCGATCCTCTGGTGGCAACGTTCAATGCCGCCATGCTGATGAGCCGAAATCCTGAAGGGCACATCAACCCGACATCACCGTGGGACGATCCACAATTTTCTCTGGCGGCATAATGAAAATCTTCGGTTTTGAGCTATCAAGACCGCCCAAAACCGAGCAAAAATCCAGTGAAACTATCCATGTTTCAGCCGGATATAACGAATTCCTCGGTTTTTTTGGGCTGACGCAGGCAAATTTGCCTGCTGTAACGACAGATACAGCTCTTACAGTTCCCGCCGTGGCTGCGGCGGTAGCATTTCTTTCGCGGACCATGGCGGCGCTGCCGTTCCATGCGTACAAGAACACGAAGGAGGGCGCGCAGCGCCTCACAGGCAAGGTTGAGACGATTGTCCACGACGCCCCGAACGACGGGCAGGACAGTTTCAAGTTCCGGCAGTATTTCTGGCAGCAGGTCTTCACCGGCGGGCGTGGTCTAGCGTGGATTGAGCGGTCGGCGCAGAGCGTTGAGGCGCTTTGGCCGATGGACCCGAACAAGACGACGATCAAGCGCGTTGGCGGGCGGCTGTTCTACGACTTCGACGGCAAGGAATACCCCGCCACGGACGTCATCGACGTGCCGTTTATGCTGCGTTCGGACGGCCTCGGTCACTACGGCCCGATTAACCTGGCCAGTAAGGCTATCCAACTTGCGTTGGCCATGAATGAGTATGGATCGAGCTTCTTTGCCGGTGGCGGCGTCCCTCCGTTGGTGCTTGAGGGGCCGCTTCCAGCCGGTGCGGATGCAATGAAGCGCGCTCAGGCCGACATTAAGCGGTCGATCGATGCGGCCAAGGGCGGTGGGGAGGCAATCTTCCCAGTTCCGCCGGGATACAAACTGAACGCTGTCGGCATAGACCCGGCCAAAAGCCAGATGCTCGAGGCGCGACGGTTTCAGGTTGAGGAAATTGCCCGCGCTTACCAGTTGCCGCCAGTGTTTCTGCAGGACTTGTCGCGCGCGACGTTCTCGAATGCCGAGCAGCAGGACTTGCACCTAGTCAAGCACCTGATCGGTCAATGGGCCGAGGCACTTGAGGGCGAGATGAACCTGAAACTGTTCGGGCGCGGCGCAACCGGACGGTATGTGGAGCATAATCTCGACGGGTTGCTTCGCGGCGACTTCAAGACACGCATGGAAGGTTTGGCAAGGGCAATTCAAACGTCCCAGCTGACGCCAAACGAGGCGCGGGCGCTCGAGAACAGACCGAAGCACGACAACCCAGACGCAGACAACCTGCTGGTGCAGGGCGCAACGGTGGTGCTTGGAACGCAGCAGACAAATAGCGGGGGCAATCAGCCCCCGCCCGCTAACGACAACACAAATAACGGTGACGGGGCGCAAGCCGCATGACTGAACTAGAAAAGCGCGGCGGCAACCTAGGCGTTGAAACGCGCGCCGGTGGCGACAAGCGCACACTGACGGGATACGCTGCTGTATTCCAGAGCGATACAGCAATCGGCGACTACTTTGTGGAGCGGATTGCCCCGGGCGCATTTAGCGGCACGCTAGGCGGCGATATTCGCGCCCTTGTCGACCATGACTGGGGGCGCGTGATCGGGCGCACAAAAAGCGGCACGCTACGTCTTGTCGAAGACGAGCGCGGGCTGAAGGTTGAGGTGGACGTTCCGAACACCACGGACGGCAACGACCTATGGGAGCTGGTTGAGCGTGGCGATATCAGCGGAATGTCGTTTGGCTTCCGCGTCACAAAGCAGTCATGGGACGAGACCGGCGACACGCCAATCCGCACGATTGAGGCGGTAGACCTTTACGAAGTGTCCGCGGTTGCCTTCCCTGCCTACGACGACACGTCGATCGGCAAACGCGATCTAGAAGCCGCGCGCGCCGAGGCTGGCAAGGCCAAGGCCGACGAGGAGCGCAGGCGCCAGAACGCGGCTGCTGCCGCCCGCCGGATTGCCGAACGCGAAGCCATCACCAATCAAAGAATTCGGGGCATCCGGCAGGACGCTCCGTGAATGCAGCTACGGCTGCATAGTCACCCGGCAGCGCCGGAGGGCACGGACGGCGAGTCCTGCCAGTAATACCCGCACACATATTTCGCAATCCCCCGCCATTGCGGGCTTTTTCATAGGCAAAACATTGTCCACCATTAAAGAACTGAACGACAAGCGCCAGAAGCTTGTCGTTGACGCTCGCTCGGCCCTCGACGAGATCAAGAAGAACACCGACGAGGCGCGCGCCGCAGAGCTTGAGGCCCGCCACGATACGATCATGGCTGACTTCGACAAGGTCGAGGCGCTGATTGCCCGCGAGCAGAAGGTTGCCGCCGCCGAGGCCGCGATCAAGGCCGCCGAGGACGAGGCCCGCGCCCGCAAGCGCCCGAACGGCGACGACGGCGAGGCTCGCGGGTCTGACGAGGGCAACAAGCCCGAGTATCGTTCCGTGTTCTACAAGTACCTTGCCTCCGGCGCGTCGCTTGACGAGCTTTCCGGTGAGGAGCGCGCCGTCCTGAAGGCCGGCGTCGTTGCGGACGCCGAAAAGCGCGTTCAGGTCTCCACGCAGGGCACGTCCACCACGGCCGGCGGCTATACTGTTCCGGTCGAGCTGTCGAATCAGATCGTCAAGTCCATGAAGGCTTGGGGTCCAATGTATGACGAGGACATCTGCTCCGTCATCGCGACCAGCAACGGCGTCACCATCAAGATCCCGACCGTGGACGACACCGCTGTTACTGCCGGCCAGCACTCTGAGGGTGCCGCGATGGGCGATACGGGCGCGAAGGACGTCACGTTCGGCCAGAAGTCGCTCGAGTCCTACGGCTACGACACCGAGTGGGTTAAGTTCTCGCTCGAACTGGCGCGCGACTCCATCTTCAATATGGAGTCGCTGCTTGGCTCGCTCCTCGGTGAGCGTCTTGGTCGCATCGCCAACCTGCAGCTCACCACTGGCGACGGCACAGGCGACCCGAACGGCATCGTTACGGCGTCCTCGCTCGGCAAGACTGCCGCGGCTGTTGCTGCTGTCACCTACGACGAGATCGTTGACCTGATCCACTCGGTTGACCCGGCTTATCGCCAGTCCCCGAAGGCCCGCTTTATGTTCAACGACCTGACGCTGGCGGCCATCCGCAAGCTCAAGGACGGCGACGGTAAGTACATCTGGACCGCTGGCGATGTTCAGGGCGGCGTCCCGGGCACGCTGCTTGGCTATCGCTACAGCGTCAACCAGGCCATGGCGAACCTTGCAACCGGCAACAAGACCATGCTGTTCGGTGACTTCGGCAAGTACTATGTCCGCAAGGTCGGCTCTCCGATGATTGGCGTCAAGCGCGAGTCGTATTGGCCGGATCTCGGTATCGCTGGCCTGATCTATCTGGACGGCGAACTCGGCGACACCGCTGCGGTCAAGCACCTCATCCAGGCCTGATTTAACGGGGTGCTCGCAAGGGCACCCCTCCTAACTGGAGGTGGCTTTTGAGCTATCAACCCAAGGTTTACAAGGAGCAGGGTGGCGACCGTGAGACGGTTGTCGCCGGCGGCTCCATTAAGATCGGAAACGCTATTTTCACCGCGAACGCAGCGGGGCAGGTTGTTGTGACTGGGCTTCCCACGGCGAAGCCAAACATCTCCGGCGCGCTTTGGAACAATGCCGGCGTTCTGACCGTCGATACCTAATGCTTGTTAAGATGTCAGTGGGCATCTCCGGCCCGTTCTACACGCTGGATCCGGGTGATGAGTTCCACTTTCCGGACGACGAGGCCGCGCGCCTCGTCGAAGCGGGATTCGCAGTTGCCGTTACTCCTGTGATCGAAACGGCGACGGTAGACACTTCCGGCAATGAAAAGCGCCGCGGACGCCAGAGGAAGCAAGAAGATGTGGTATCCGCCGACGGAGACAGTGGCGCCGGCGAATGAGCCTGTTAGCCTAGATGACGCCAAGCGCCATCTTCGCGTTATGCACGACGACGACGACGACTATATCGGCGCCTTGATTTCTACGGCGCGCGACCATGTTGAGAAATACTGCGGTGCTCATTGGGTTGAGGCCGGACTGGTTGCCAACTGTGATGACTGGTGTGATCTAGGCTTCTTGCCATTCGCGCCGGTTACAGCCGTTTCGTCCATTGCCTACACCGATGCTGACGGCGCGCCCGCGGTAGTTGACGCCGCTGTTTACGAGTTCCGCGCCGATGCTCGCGCAGTCGTTCTAAAGATCGGACAGCACTGGCCTACAAAGCAATCTGGATCGCGTATTGCGCTCACGGCGACGGTCGGAACAGACTCGGCGCCGCCTGCGGTTAAGCACGCAATCCTATTGCGCATTGAAGATTTTTACGAGCATCGCGGCTCGGAGGAAGACAGCAAATGGTCTTCGTTCGATAGCCTGTTGAGCAACTATCGATATTATTAGGCAGCGCGGTTGTTTTCTTTAAGTTTGTCGATTTCTGGGAATGGTCGTGGCACGCCGTCGGGTCCGCGCGACGCGGTTCTACCCACACCGGCCTTCGGTTCAACCAATCTGCTCGCCTGGAGCAATATCGCCAAAACATGGAAGGACTGGAACGGCGTCGATCAGGCCTCCGTCTATTACGACACTGTCGCCTTCGACACCGTGTCGGCCGTGGAGGATCTGAGCGGTAGCGGCTATGGCGTGCGCCGCGGCGACAAGGCGCTGCAACCCCTCAAGGGGGCTTCCGGCGGCCTTGTGACGGACATTGCCGGCCATTCGCTTCTGATGGAACGGCTCTCGCTTGCCAACGGCCTCGGCAAGCTCTCTGGCTGGATGCGGGTCAAGCCCCGCAGTGATCTCGCTGTTACCGGGTCGAAGCGCTGCCTGATCTGCGTTTCGGAAGCGCCATCCACGGCAACACCGCCAGGGAACGGAACTGGCGTGGAGCGGTTCGCGCTCTATCTGCAAGGCGGCACGACCGGGCGGCGGCTCTATGCCGTGATGTCGGCGGCCGATGGCGCTCAGAAGTCCACAACGATCACCTCCGGCCCGCAGCTCGCGAACGACCTGTTCAGCACGGTCGGGGTCGAATTGGATTGGACCGGAGCGCAAGCCACGATCTCGCTCTACCTGAACAGCACATCAGGCCCCTACAGCGAGAGTTGGACGCCGGCAGAGACTGCTCCGTGGGCCTTCAATACGGCCGACAGTGCGGTCATCTCGATTGGCGACAACGGCGCCAACAACAGCCCCAGCCTCTGCGAGATCGCCGGCTGGGTCTTCAAATCCAACATTGACGCCACTGAGCGCGGCCAGATGAAGGCCGAGATGGATGGTGCGGCATGACGCAATACATTCGCCCCGCCATCGCTGTTCCGGCCGTCGCTGCTGCTGTCGCACAGTCGCAGGGAACCGAGGACAAGGATCAGCGCAGCCTTCACCGGCGGCTCTCCGCCCTGTTCGGCCCGATGCCGGGAACGACGCAGTACGGCACGATGCGGCTCCTCAACAGCACCGAATACGACCTGGCCGTGCCAGATGCGGTCTATACCGCCGCGACTGCGCTCGGGCTGGATGTCTCGGATTTCCGCTACAATTCGTCGACGGCGCGGGGAAGCTACGGGAATACCTCCGTTATCCCCTATTTGCGCAATGATGGCCTGCGCCGGCAGGTGATCATTTGCGTCGGGGACAGCCGCTGCAACTCTGCAATCGGCAGCGTCTCTCCGAACGCGCAGGACCAGATGTGGGCGCAGGGGATCACAAGGAACGGACTGGCGACGTTCTTCTCGCCGACAACCACGACCGAGAAATTCGCCTATAACTACCGCTGGTCGCACGGAAAATCCCGCCTGATCTGGAATTTTGGTCGGGACAGCGGGCGCCTCGTCAACATCTCCGGCTGGACCTACACGATCGGCTTCAACTGGCTCGACAACATCGAGCAGATGGTTGACATGGTCGTCGGGCCGCGCCAGCAGCTCGTCATCGCGATCCACGACACGAATGATATCCCCTACGGCAGCACGAACGGAAATCCCGGCCTCGCCGCCGTACCGATCGGCACGCCTGGTGCGACCTATACCGGCGCGATCAACTATATTGATAGCTGCCTGAAGCCGTTCATCGCGGCCCTGAAGACGCGCTATGCCGCCGTGGCGGATCTCGTCTTCGTCCACTGCGGCATGTATGCGCGCGGCGCTGGCGTGGGAACCACCGATCCGGTCCTCTGCGCCAAGAACGTCGAAGTGATGAACTATCTCAAGGCGAACAAGGCGGGGGTCGGCATCAAGTTCGGCATCGACACGACGCAGATTGCGGCGTTGTCGCCCACGATACCCGCCAATGTACTCAACCCGACGATCTTTCAGAACGACACCGTCCACCTCATGACCGCAGGCAACCAGGAGATGGACGGCCCGAAGGGCGCGCTGTTCGACCGCTGCCTCGGCTATGCGCCAGATCCGGCCTTCGCGGGGTTAATCTACTGATCTCAACAGAACACGTGTTATTGAACGTATTCATCAAGGAATTAAATGGCCGATATCACGATTACGCCGGCGAATGTCGTCTCCGGCTCCAACGCCTCCATTGCTAGCGGCACTGCTGGCGAAACCATCACCGCCGGTCAGGCCGTATACCTATCCAGCACCAGTAAGAAGTGGATGCTGGCTGACTCCAATAGCGCCACGTCCGAAGCGCGGCAGGCCAAGGGTATTGCGCTCAACGGCGCATCGCTGAACCAGCCGGTTTCAGCGCAGACGAGCGGCGACATCACCATCGGCGGAACGCTTGTCGCGGGATCTGCCTATTACCTCTCGGAGACGCCAGGCGGTATCCAGCCGGCGGCGGACCTGGCCGCCGGTGAGTACGTCTGCCTTTTGGGCCTAGCCAAGTCGACCACGGTGATGTCGATCGGAATCCAGTTCCCGGGCGTGAGCCTCTAACATGGTGGCGGCAAAGCGTGAGGGCGCTGGCGCGCTCAACCAGGTTGTCGCCTTCCAAGTTAGGTCTGAGGCCGACGACGGCTACGGAAACCCGATTACGGGCGAATACGCCACCCAATTTTTTGAGCCGTGCCGGCTGCAGCCCTTGAAGGGTGGCGAGCCGGTTCTGGCCGCCCGACTGACGAAAGTGCAGCCGTATGTGCTGCGTGTTCGCAGTTCGGCGCGCACGCGCCGCGTCGGAGTCGACTGGCGCGCCGTGAACACCAGAACCGGCGCGATCTACAACATTAAGACCATCTCCAATATCGATGAGCGAGGTGCGTACCTCGACATGATGGCGGTGGAAGGCGAGGCAACCTGATGCCGCGCGTCGCATTCACGCAAGATTTCGACTGGGCGCCCCCGGAATTCAACGGGCGGTGGCTTGTCGCTTACAAGGCAGGCTGGGCGGGGCTGGTGACGACGCCTTGCGCAACTGCGGCCATTGCCGCCGGGAAAGCTATTGGCAAGACTTCAGAACAGGGAAGCCGCACTGCGGAAACTGGCGGCGATACCGCCAGCGGTGCGCAGCGCGGCAAAGCAGGCGCTCGCTCAAAGCGCTGACGAACTAACCGAGGCCATCCGAAACGCGGCTCCGCAAGGCAAAACCGGCAAGCTTAAGAAGTCGGTCGCGCAGACATGGGGCGGCGGCAAGGTTCGTTACTCGAGCCTGGCTGGAAATGTTGGCGAGGCCGGCGACCCCGACTTGAGCGTTCGGATTAGCGCAGGCAATTCGGAGGTGAGGTACGCGCACCTCGTGGAATTCGGCACGGCTCCGCACATAAACGGCGGCCTTTTCGCCGGCACCGAGCACCCTGGCACGACAGCACAGCCGTTCTTCTATCCGACCTATCGCAAACTGCGCAGGCGCGCCCGCTCACGCATTAGCCGCGCCGTCACTAAGGCAATCAAGCAACTCTGATGTCAGAAGCAACGCTGCCGCTCCAGGCGGCTGTGGTGGCGGCGCTGAAGGCGTACGCGCCGCTGGCGGCGCTCGTCGGCGCCAAGGTTTTCGACCGGGTTCCGCCGAATACCGTTCCGCCGTATATTTGCATAAGCGGTTGGCAGGAAATCGAAGACGGCACGGATTGCTCTGATGCATCAGAGGTCTTCTTTGACGTCCAGTGTTTCTCTACTGCGGTCGGTAGGCCGCAAGCCGCACAAACAGCCGGCGCGGTTAAGGCTGCGTTGCATCGTCTGGCGCCAGCAACCGCAGGCTGGGACAATACTGAAATCTCCTACCGCGGCACTCAATACTTCATCGAGACGGACAACGTAACCACGCGCGCCGTTGTCAACTTTCAAGCGCTGACTGACAGCGCGACCTAATCACTCGGCTAGGGTAGCTCCCGAAGAGCGGCCATCCAACCGCCTGCCGAGTGTTTCTTTGGATTTGCGAGAGGGATACTTGCATGACGACGACGGCGCCTGCCGCGGCGAACGATAACGTTCGCCAATTTTACGTCTACCAGCATCGCCGAAATGATACTGGGGCGATTTTCTACATCGGAAAGGGCTCTGGGAATAGGGCGTGGGACGAGCACTGGAGCCGATACCAGAATAGAATCTGGAAAGGCTGCGCCAAGCACGGATACACGGTTGAGATTGTTTGCGATGGCCTAGACGAAAAGCACGCACTCGACTTAGAGGTGATGCTTATTCAGGCTCACGGGCGAAAGAACCTCGGAGCCGGCGAACTCGCCAATCTGACCGACGGCGGAGAGGGTGTTTCGGGGCGCGTATTGTCCGAAGAGACAAAGCGCAAAATCAGCGATGGAAATAAGGGCAAAATCATGTCCTTGGAGGCTCGCATAAAGCTAGCTCAATATTGCGGTGATAGGGCGTCAATGTGGGGCAAGAAACACTCACCAGAGACGATAGCAAAATTGTCTGCCGGAAAGATTGGAAACAAGAACCCATTAGGGCACAGGCATTCCGAGGAAACCAAAGAAACACTTAAATTTAAGGCTCGGAATAAGCCAATGAACCCGCACAATACATCAGGATACCGCGGGGTTCAGTTCAAAAAGTCAAACAAAAAATGGGTTGTATTGGGGCCGCGTCCCGACGGCAAGCGTGGCCATCTTGGGTGCTTTGTCAGTGCCGAAGACGCGGCCCGCGCCTATGACTCGGCAGTAATAACCGCGTGGGGGCTCGGTAATAGCCCTTTGAATTTCCCCGCAGAGCATGGTCTCGCGGCTTAAAATCGAGGATTATATTTAGTGGCACAGGCCCAGACCTTCCGCTGGAGCGGATATCGAGTCCTGATTGGAGACGGTGCGTCTCCAGAAGTTTTTTCGAGCCCATGTGGTTTCACCGAAAGAAGTTTTTCGATTAACCGCGAGCTTGCAGAGACTCTGACACCCGACTGCGCGGACGAAGACGCGCCCGCCTGGATGGAGCGCGATGTAACGAGCCAGTCAGCAACTATCAGCGGTCAGGGCGTTCTTGAAACTACCGCTCTTCCTATCTGGATTGGAAAGCTCGAGACAACCGAATCTTTCAATGCCCGCGTCGAACTCTGGCGGTCTGGCTCTAAAGTCGGAACTTGGGAGGGCGCCTTCGCACTTGAAACCTTCGAGACTTCGGGAACCCGTGGCGAGCGCGTGACTGTGAACGTCACTATGCAGAGCGACGGCGCGGTGACCTATACCGCGGCTACCTAATGTCCGGCGAAAACCGTAACGGATCGATCAGCCAGGACTTCGGCGACGGTACCTACACCTTCAGGCTCGCACTAGGCGAGTTGGAAGAGCTGCAGGAAAAGACTGACTGCGGGCCATTTGTCGTCATGCAACGGCTGGCGTCCAATGAATGGCGCACGACGGATGTCCGCGAGACCCTACGTCTCGGCCTGGTCGGCGGCGGAATGCCTGCTGCCGACGCTCTTAAGCTAGTTCGGCGCTATGTCGATGACCGCCCCGACTGGCTTAAAAACGCCCTTATCGCGCGCGTCGTTGTTCAGTCCGCGCTGATTGGCGCCCCGGAGGAGGTGCCGGGAAAAGAGTCCGCGCCGGAGGCCGAGACGGAGGTCTGACCCTTCCGAATGGTCGCCTTGTCTTCGGCGATTTTTACGCCGCTGCGGGCGCGGCGCGCATTCCGATTGGGGATATGCGAGCCATGTCATGGTGGCAGTTCAACGAAACTGTTGACGGCTATGTCAGGTCGAAAACCGGTGATAAGGACGACGGTCTTAGCGCGGTAGACGAGCAGAACATTGACGCACTGTTAGCGATTCCTATCGATTAGGAATTAGCCTCGACAAGGATGCGCTTGCCGCGGGTTGCCGCGGTGAGTGCTCCAAGAATGCCGGCGCCTAGAAGCCAAAACACAAGAATAATCGTTGTGACGGCGGATGTTCCAATAAAGGCGCCCGCCTGACCAGCGATTTCGGGTGTTTCGGATATGTGGTTGAGCATTGCCCACCAATAAAATCCGACTCCTACGAGCATCACAACATTGAAGGCCACAAATAGGCCCTTGAACAATTTTCCGAACACTCCGCGCTTGCGAGTCTCGGTCATGACTGTTTTTGACATTTTAACCGCCCGAGATTGATTTGGCCACAGAGCTTGAGCGCCTTTCGCTGCTGCTGGAAGTCCAGAGTAAGCAGTACGAAAATCAGATGCGCAAACTCAATAGCGTAACTGAAAAGAATTTCAACGCTATTGTCAAGCGCGCCGACAATATGGAGAGCAGTGTTTCTGCTGCTCTTGGTAAACTGGGGCCGGCTGCTGCGGCAGCAGCCGCTTCGGTTGCATCGGTTCTGTCGGTTAACAAGATCCGCGAGTATGCGGACGCTTGGACGGACATGGCGAACAAGATTGCCGCGTCCAGCGATAAGATTACAGACATCGCGGGCGCGCAGAGTCGGGTTACGGATATTGCTCTGTCGTCCCGCTCCGATCTCGGCGCTACGGCCAGTCTGTACGCTGGACTAACGCGCTCCTCGGAAGAGCTAGGTGCTAGCCAAGCACAGGTTTTGCGCGTCGTTGAGACCGTAAATAAGGCTCTTGTTGCCGGTGGCGCGTCGTCGTCAGAGGCGGCGTCGGCAATCTTGCAGCTGAATCAGGCGCTGGGCTCTGGTGTTCTGCAGGGCGATGAACTTCGCTCACTTCGCGAGAATGCGCCCACTATTGCGGCTGCTATCGCGAAAGAGTTTGGCGTCACCATCGGTGAGCTGAAAAAGCTTGGCGAGGATGGAGAACTTGTTGCAGGCCGCGTGTTCAAGGCTCTTTTGGATTCTTCCAAAGACATTGACGCTCGGTTTGCCAAAACAAACGCGACGGTTAGCCAGAGCTTCACCAACCTCCAGACTGCGCTGACTCGCTACATCGGCCAGACCGATAAGGCCACGGGCGCGTCACGGGCGCTGGCGTCTGGAATTCAGTTTGCGGCCGATAACGCTGAGACTACCTCCAAGGCGCTTGTCGTTCTCGGCATAGCGTTGGCGGGGGTGGGCGGAGCCATTCTGGGCTTTAGCGCCATCCCTGCATCTATAGCCGCGGCGGGCGCGGCGGTAGTCCTGTTTAGCGATCAGATTCATCCAATCGCGGGCGAGATTGCGACTATCGCGGATTACGCGGCGGTAGCATTCAACGTTGTCAAGGAAGTCAGCGCCGACGCCGCACAGTTCCTTGCGGAGAAATACGCAGCCGCTGCGGACTTGGTGACTCAGGCTTTTGAAGCCATGGGCGGCGGCGACACACTCGGCAAGATTGTCGAAGTGGTCAAACAGACCGTAAACTCGATTATTGGCGCTTTTAGCTTTTGCGCTGCGCAGATTGTTACGGCGTGGACGGCGATCGGGCCTGGTCTGGCCGAGGTCACCGTGAATGCCATGAACGGCGTCATTGCAACGGTCGAGAACGCGCTTAAGAAGATTATCGGCGCGATCAATTCTGCTTTTAGCGGAATTGGCGTCACGGCGCTGCCCACGCCGGATTTCGGACGCATTGAAAATGCTTACGCTGGCGCCGGCGCTGCAAGCGCAAAGGCGTTCGGCGAGAACTTTAAGCTCCTTTCAAAGGACTATGTCGGTGATGCTTTAGGAGCCGCGTCTGGGGCACTGAACAAGTGGGCTGACGAGGCCAACAAGCGCGCGATGGATCGCGCCCGACGCAACTTCAGGGCCAGCGAGGCAGCCAGTCAAACGGACCTTGGCAAACTCGACCAGAAATTAAAGCCTGGGAAACCCAAGGAAGAGAAGGGTGGGGGAGGCGGTAAGTCCGAAGAGGACAAGGCAGAAGATCGGCTCAACCGATACATCGATAGCCTGGCGCGACAGAACTTGGTCCTGCAGGCCGAGATCGACAATTTCTCGAAATCAAACGCCGAAAAGCGTGCGGCTATCGAATTGGCAAAGGCGGGCGTAGACCTAAATCGGCTCGACGCTGAAACGCGCGCCGATATGATTAAGCGCCTCACAGAGCAGACGCAGAAATCTGAAGAGCTTCGAACTAAGCTAAAGTCCCTTGAGGATCAGAAGAAAGCATACAACGACGCCAGCAAGTTCTTCGGCGACGCCATCACTGACAGTCTTGAAGACCTTATTCTAAATGGGTCTAAGGCCGAAGACGTCCTCAAGAACCTTGTGAAACAGCTCGCGAAGGCAGCCCTTCAGGCCGCGCTGATGGGCTCCGGCCCGCTGGCGGGCATCTTCGGGACAACCGGCACGAACGGCGCCGCAGGTGGCCTATTCGGGTTACTGGGCGGACTGCTCAAAGGCTTCGACTCCGGCGGCTATACAGGTTCCGGCGGCAAGAACACCCCGGCGGGCGTCGTCCACAAGGGCGAGTACGTCTTCACAAAGGCCCAAGTTAAGAAGCTCGGTCTGGGCAACCTAGAGGCTTTGTCGCGCGGTTATGCGACAGGCGGCCCGGTGGGCATGTCGGTGCCGTCGATCCCTTCTGGCCTATCCGGCGGCTCGGCTCCGAAGATCATCGTGAACAACACACAGTCTCAGAGCGTCCAGGCAACTCCGAAGCAGGAGTCCAACGGGGACATCACGGTGCTTATCAGCGCGGTCGAGGCGCGTATGGCGGACAACATGCTGCGGGGCCGCGGCCCGCTTAATGCGGCGATTGGCGCCAAGCAGGCTAACCGCCAACTGCGCGGCTAAGGGATAATATGGCAATTGTTACTTGGCCGACAGAGGTGCCTTATGCGCCGCTGTCGGCGAACCTTGCTCCGGTTCAGACATATAGCGCCCCGGTTAAGAGCGACACGGAGGGCGGGCCGCCGATTATGCGGCCTCGCCCCGGGCCGCGGTCTACAGAAATGCCGTGGCAGTCTGGGTGGCTCAAGCAGGGCCAGTGGGAGGCATTCGAGCAGTTTGCCCGCTACGATCTGAAGCAGGGCACGCTGCCGTTTATTATGCCGGTCTGGCGCCCCAATGGCTGTTATCTCGAGCGCACGTGCCTGATTAAGGATGGCTCGTGGACCTGCGATTTCAGTAAAGCGCCTTTAGTGCGCGTTAGTTTCACGCTTATTGTTTGGAATTGGTAGTTTATGGCCCTCAGCCAAGCGCTCGAGGAGGCGTACGCGGCTGTCGACGTCTCCGGCGATCTTTACGATACGATCGAGATAAATCATCCAACGCTAGAAGCGCCACTTCGCTTTGTTAAGGGAGTCCGTATTCCGGGTGAGTACGAAACTCTTGATTTACCCGTCCCCGGAAATCCAACAGCCACTTTTACGGTCGTCGATTTCAGTTTCCAGCGCCCGGGGTTCGATGAGGGCGGATCGTCAAAGGCCCGCATTCGAGTCGACAACGTCTCGCGCATTCTGCAGCAAGCACTTCGCGATGCAATCTCGTCGGACCAGCCGTTTAGTGTGACGTATCGGTGCTATTCGACGAACGATCTCAACCATCCCGACGAATATAACGGTCTGAAGATGGGATCCGTTACCGTGAATGCTCTGAGTGCCGAGGGCGATCTGTATTACGAACAGGTCGAAATGCAGGCGTTTCCGAAGCGGACTTATGATTTGGACACATATCCTGCATTGTACAATCAGTGACCCCCGCCGCATTCATCACAGCCAACATCGGCAAGCCATACAGCTACACCGGCCTTCACTGTTGGGAACTGGTGCGCCGTGCCCAAGCCGACATATTCGGGCGCACTCTGCCTGCGGTCATTGAGCACCCCCGCAGCAAGGTAGGAATCGCGAAGCTTATGCAGCGGCGTGACAGGCACAAGGGCTGGCATCGCGTAGAGGCGCCAAAGCACGGCGCGGTGGTCTTCATGACGCGCCAAGGGCACGGCCCTGAGCGAGCCGCCATTCACAGCGGTGTTTATCTTGCCGTCGATGTAGGCGGCATTCTTCATACCGACGACCCGCACGGCGTCGTGTTCGAGTCTTTGATGGAGCTACGCGCCCGGAACTGGGTCGTTAGCGGATTCTACATTCCGGATTAAATGGCTGACATTCTGTTTCGTCGCTGTGACGGCCTTGAGGCCGGCGAGCGCATCGTGCTGTCTAAAGGGCGGCGGCTGCTTTCTGCCGTCGTCAAAGCACATGCTGACAAAAGCCGACCGTTCATCGTGTCGCTGTGCAGGCGCAAGCGCGCGGACAGCGCCGCGGATGTCTCTATCTGCCTGCGAAAGACGTGGTCGCGCACCAGTGTTCGCAAACACGACACGGTCGTTATTGTTTATCTACCTATGGGCGGCGGCGGCGCTTCTGGGGGCGGGGGCGGCGGATCCAAGGGTGCGTCAATCGGGCTCGTCGTAGCGGCTATCGCCCTTGTCGCGGTCGGACAGTTCTGGGGCATTGCCGCGCTGAACGGCGCGCTCGGGCTGGCGGCGACATCGTCGGTAGGCGGGGTCATCTGGGCAGCCGGCACGACGGCCTTGCTGGCGGGCGCATCATACCTACTGTCGAAGGCGACGAAGGCCAAGGCTGACGACACTGACAACCGGCCAGTTTATGGCGTTGCGGGCGGCGGCAACCAGCCGCGCAGCGGAGACCGAATTCCGGTCATCTATGGCAAGTGCTGGAACGCGCCGGACCTTAGTCAGCCGGACTACACCACATACGACGGCGACGATCAGGTTCTTTACAAGCGCATGACGCTTGGCTGCGGCAAGTATGCCGTTAAGGCCATCCGCGTTTCCGGCGTCACCATGTGGACTGCTACCGGCGGACTTACGCCGCCGTTCACTGGTGCTGCTGTTGAAGTCATCTCGCCGGGGGGCGTTTCTTCGCTTGTCCCCGGCTCTGTCGTCAGTGTTCAGGCGGTCAGCAACAACCAAATCCCGAAGGCTGCTGATTTTCCGAACTATGCGGGTCCGTTTGATTTTGGAGCCGACGCGCCGCTGCAGACACGCATTCAGCTGGACTATTCGCTGGCGTCTGGCTGCTACGCTATCCCGCAGAGCGGCAAGTTTGAGGGTAAGCAGTACCCGACTGACTGGGGCGTCATTTTCGAGTACGCCCCGTGCGACGAGGACGGCACACCTACCGGTGCATTTACGACGCTTTACGCGGACGGCGGAAACACGCTGTCAACGCGCCCGATGCGGTTCACGCGACTCGTTGACGTGCCATCAGGGCGCTACACGGTCCGCGCACGAAACATCGGGGCAGCGGATACGGTTTCGCATCCGTCTGGCTTCGACGCAGAAGTCACCAATGCAATCGTCTGGGAGGGGCTTCGGTCCCATAACGCTGAAACCATCACGCGCCCGGGCGTGACCGAGCTTGCCATGCGGATTCGCTCCGGCAAGCAGCTTGGCGTCACAACTTATGGTGACGTTGAGGTTCTGACGAGCCGCGTCCTCCCCGTCTGGTATGGTGGCACTACTGGCTGGGTCGAAGAGGAAACCGACAAGGCCGTCTGGGCCGCGGTCGATGTGCTTCGAAACACTGATTATGGCGCCGCTATCGATGACGGCCTTTTGGATCTGGACCGGTTCAAATTCTATTCTGACAACCTGTCAGAATATGACCGGTTTAGCGCGATTATCCGTGGCCCAGTTTCGGTCTATGAAGCCGCAACGACTGTCCTCGGCGTTATGCGGGCATCGCCGCTTCGACTGGGCAGCATCTGGACCCTTGTCCGCGATGAGCCGAAAGCGGTTCGAAAGCACGTCATCAGCCGACGACAAATCCTGACGGATTCCAGCGGCCAGACATTCAACCTCGACATTAACGACGGCTCTGCTGACGTCATTGTCGAGTGGTATGCGGATGGTGATCCGAAGCGCAGGCGCGAAAAGCGTGTCACTTTCGGCACGCAAACGCTGACCCCCAAACGGATGTCGGCAACGGGCGTTACAGATGGCGCGCACGCCATCCACATTGCGACGTGGGCGGCGGCGACAGCTTATTACCGCCGCGAGCGCCGCAGCCTGACCACAGAGCTTGCGGGCCGGTTGTTCCTACCGAACGACTCGGCGGCTATCGACAACTGGTATTTTGACGCAACCTATGCGGCAGGCGTGCAGGATCGCGACGGGCTGGTGCTCGCGGTCGATTCCGAAATGGAGTTGCCAGCATCGCCGTACGCCATCCTCCGAGCCCGCGACGGCAGGGAATGGGGGCCGGTTGCTGTAACGCTGGTTGGAGACCAGTTAACGCTGGACGCCACTGACGTCGCGCAGGCTGAAGCACTTAGTGGGCTATCGCTCGACGAGGTTTTGGGCACCCAGACACAGGCTCTGACGACTGTTGTTGTCGGCACGCTGACAGAGGTTCAGGACGCCTGGCTTATCCGTGCGGTGAGCTTTAGCGGTGATACGCAGGTCGGTGTCGAGGCGGTCTACGACGCTCCGCAAGTGTGGTCCGCCCTTGACGAGCCGATTGTTGTTCCGCCTCCCCCGCCCAGTAGTGGGCTCGAGAACGACGCATCCGTCACTGTTAGCTATGTGCGCGCCAAGGCAGTGCAGCGCAACGGCGCGATGTTCATGGACTGGGCCGTTGGTCGCAGCACGGGCGCGACGCAGTATGCTGTTCGCATCAGCTACGACGACTGGGCAACCAGCGAGGACGTATATCGCGGCCCCAACAGCAGCGGCACGCACCCCCTACGCGAGACCAGCGGAACTATCCGAATTCGCGCGCGCGGCATTTCCGGGACGGGATATCTCGGGCCGGAAGTAGAAAACGCCTTCAGCGTCGCGCCGGCCGTTCTGGACCTGGGCAACGCAACCCCTGGCTCGCTGCAATATCAAGCCTTCTTTGAGGGCTTGGAGCCGGTCGGACTGGTTACTGATCTTCCTGACTTGTTCGGGTATCAGGGGCCTAAGGTTGTTGCGCTCAAGAACGCGACCACAGGCAATAAGCTTGTTCTCTACAATCTGAACGCAGCCGGAACGGCGTGGGAACCGGCGGCGGCTGCAGATTATGTGGCCAACAGCATTACTGCAGCCGCAGTGCAGGCCGGAGCGATCACCGCAACGGCTATGAATGTCGACGAGTTGTCGGCGATTACCGCCAATATGGGCTATGTAACGGCTGGCGCAATGGACATCAACGGCAGATTTTCCGTCGCCGCTGATGGAACAGTCACCATTAAAAATGCAGCAACAGGAGCTAGGCTGGTTATCACCAACACTCTATTACAGGTATACGACGCTAGCAACGTTCTGCGAGTGAGATTGGGTATCTGGTAAATGCCTCAAGGGTTACAGATTTTCGATCAGTTCGGAAATCTGAAGGTTGATATTAGCGAACGGCTCCTGCGGTTTTTGGGTGATCCTATTATTGCAGGAGCCGGGACTTCAGGCTCTATTACGAACGACGGCTTACTAACCGGAACTCCGTTCTGGATGGGCAATGCGTTCAACTCTGGCGGTAGTTCTTATTTCCCTGGCGAAACCCTATATCCGCCATCGGTAATTATATCCGGTAACGTTTTATCTTACTCGATTCCTTCGTTTGTTGGTACGCAGGTGATCCAATATGGTGTTTATTGAGTGCCGGCTGGTCTAACTGTTTTCAATACAGATAATACCGTCCAGGTTGACGAAAACTGGAGGAACTACGGGTTTAGGCAGGTTATTCCGGCAACGATTACTGCTTACTATACATCCCCACCAAACCCGCCTGGCTATGCCGGGATGACGTATTCCATGACTGTTCCCGGGTCTGCTGCACTTCTTATCGGGTGCAAGGCGGAGCAGCTAATTCCAGCCAAGACACATCAATACTATGACGGTACGAATTGGACGTTCAACTGGATTTTTATTGTCCCCGGGGCAACAGCCGTAACTGAGACAGTCCAATTCTATATTTTCGACACTATGGACGCGTCCTATTCCAACGTAGGGCTTGAGGTCTTTAACGCGTCTGGGATTAGAACGTTTCACTCCGATGCTCCAGTTATGAAGCTTGGCGCCGTGAATAATTGTTCTGTTGGATTCACGGGTGCTTCCGGCAAATCCTACGTCCCAGTTATTCTTTCAAATCCTCTCTGCAGTGATTTCATTGGCGGGGTTGGATACAGAAATCTCATGTATTGCCTGAGAACCAGTGGCAACGTGATAACTCCGTCTTACACAATGCTTGGAGGCGCTTTCGCTACTGCCGGCGCTTACACAAATCTCGGGCTTTACGCCGCTATAGACGTAACTGGACTATCTTAAGTTAATGATCAAAGACATTTTCTTCTTTCCGATTTCGACTGACGAAGACCTTAGTTACGTTCTTGAATTTTCCGGCCTCGATCTATCGGGTCGCAACTTTCAGGTTCTGATTAAAGACAGGGCCTCCGGCACCATTAGGGCCACACTTACCAACGGCAGCGGCATTACCATCACCGGCACGAATGTGCTCGAGGTGGCCTATGCCAAGGACGGCATGACCGGTTGGCCGCGGGGGGAGTACACGGCGGACGTGGTCGATATCACCGGGGGCACGCATGCTCGCATTATGGCTGTGCGGTTTGTTCTGGACCTGCCTGGGCGGCTGGTCGGCGGCGTCAAGGACCGTAAGGCTTTTGTTACGTGGGGCAATAACACCGCCGTTGTCACTGCTACCGGTGCCATCGGACCCGTCGGACCAAAAGGCGTTCAGGGCGACAAGGGTTGGTCGCCAGCCTTCGCTGCGATTTCAGACGGCGCTCGTCGCGTTCTGCAAGTTGCAGACTGGGTCGGCGGTGCGGGAACCAAGCCGGTTGTCGGAGCATATGTCGGTGCCACTGGACTGGTGTCCAACATCGTTGACGCCGTCGACATCCGCGGCCCGCAAGGAACGATTGGAAACACCGGCAATACTGGCGCACAAGGCGACAAAGGCTGGTCGCCCGTGCTTGCCGTAGTCACGGATAGCGCTCGGCGTGTCCTTCAGGTTTCGGACTGGGTCGGGGGAGCAGGCACAAAGCCCGCGTCGGGTGACTATGTCGGGCCGACGGGGCTTGTTTCAAGCATCGCCAGCGCAGTCGATATCCGAGGCCCGCAAGGCCCCTCGGGTTCGGTTACCGACGGCGACAAGGGCGATGTCGTCGTGTCGGGGGCCGGCGCGGCGTGGACGATCGATAATGACGCCGTCAGCAATGCCAAGCTCGCCAATATGGCTGATGGTACGTTCAAGGGCCGCGCGACCGCAGGAACGGGCGATCCTGAAGACCTGACTGGATCTCAGGCAACGGCGCTCCTTAGCGCCGTGGTGGGCGACAGCGGATCGGGCGGCACGAAGGGGCTTGTTCCGGCGCCGGCCGCGGGGGATGCCGCCAAGTTTCTATCTGGCGGTGGCTCGTGGAGGGCGATAACCGTCGGTTTGGCATCAGACGTCAACACCTCGCTACGGGCCGATGGTAAGGGGCTGTTCTGGGACGCCGCGTCGAGCACGTACATCCATGCCTGGGCTGCGCCGAAAGACTGCACGATCGACCTGCGCGACCTGATGGATGAGCAATACGGCGCTGGAGCGTGGACGCAGCGGACTGGGGTCAATATTGGCTCAGACATCGTTCCGGCTCTGACGATCGGCCTTGATCGGCTGCGCGCGGCCTATGGGCGCGGTCGCGTACTGATCCCGCCTGGGTCGTGGCTGGCCAAGACCGTCATCGATCCGGCCAAGCTCTCCGGCATGACGATCGAGGGCATCCATTCGCAGGCGGGTAAAATCATCTCGTCGGCGGCCGGTAATCTGCTCTACTGCAACGGGGCGGGGGATTTTACCGGAGGCGCATGGCGCCATCTGACCCTTATGCGCGAGGACGGCTTCTCGACAAACGTCTCCGCAATGAACCTGCAGGGGGATGCGACCGGGCAGCCCGATCAGTTCGAGGTCGAGGACATTTACTGCACGGCGATCGGCTCTGGGTTTTGGGGATCCGGCCTGGTCTGCAACGGGCAGTCCCGCACCAGCCCACAGGGTCTGCGCGTCGTTTCCGGCCGCAATATCCAGATCTTCAAGTGCGGTGCGGCAGGCGGTTACGCGGTCGGTTTCTTCAATGTTGTTCAGGGCGACATCAGCAATCTCGGCATCTATTCAGGCACAGGCTCGCTCGGCAACAACGTATATGTCGGGGGCGGCGGCGCCGCTAACACCAACACGACACAGCTCGATATCCGGGCTCTGACGGTGGGCAATGAACTGAATTTGACGAATGCCGTCGATGTCACGATCCAGGGCAAGTGCGTCAACCTCGTCGCCGCTACATCTTTTGACTTCTACGACCTGTTCCTGAACATGTCCGGCGGGTTTATCGGCGCGCTTGGCGCTAACGGCAGGTCGCAATTTCTTTGAGAGGGGTTAACGATGGCAGTATGGGCTTTACGTTGCGCTTCAGCGGACAGGATCGACCTGTTCGAGGCGCAGATCGTGCGGCGCGCCAGCGGTAAGGTTGAGGTCAGGGGCGGGAACGTCCGCAGCCCTTACACACCAGATGAGGTCTGGATCGTGAAGAAGGGCGCCCTTGACGAGATCAAGGGTTTCGCTCGCGAGATAGAAGCGGAAATGCGCACCTTGCCGCGCGCCGACGACATCAATTTCGCCATCGCTCGCGACGGCGTCAGTCGCGACATGACGATTCGAGCCATGCAGTTCCTGAAGCGCCTCTGTGTCCCCGGCCACCACTTCGTGAGTGGGCGTGAGGGCTAGACCGGTTGGCTCGCACGGATCTGTGCTCGTACCTGTTTCTCAATCTTGTCGGCGTTTTGAACGGAGGCGATGAGGGAGAATTTCAGCTTATGCTGTACGAAAGCGCGGGCATCTGTTCCATTCAAGGCGCTCGTGATGGACAGTCCCTCCAAGACGCGCTCGGCTTCTCGCATCGCCCATTCAATCAGGCGCTCATCATAGGCGCTCATGTCGCTTCCCACCCTGACCTAGGCGCGCCGCCGGGTCAACCAAACGGCGCGCAACGTTGTTATTCAATCTTAACTACACTGTCGAGACGCCCCTTGCGCATATCACTTCGTCGCCGCGGCGACGATTGCGATCCGGGATGCGATGTCGGGCGGAGCAAAGTAAAGGACAACCAGCCACGCCAGGATTGCGACTGCAAGCCAGCTTGTGTGGCGAAATGAACTGAGAAGAAAAACAATAAGTCCGACCCGCCAAGCCGAGTAGTCGAAGAAGGTCTGGCTGGTCGCGACAACCACTGCCGAGAGGGATAGAAGGGCGCTGCGGGCCACTTTCACGGCCCTGGATTTCAGGCGATCGATTAAATCGTCTAATAACGCACCGACGTCCTCGCTGAAGGAGGTCTCGCTCATCCGCCGCCCCGTCTAATCAAGTTTGATTGGCGAAAATCTACATCCCGAATTGGCTAAGTCAACGCCCATTCGTCCACTTTTTTGCCTGGTCCTTCAGCAAATCAGAGCCACCGCGCGCACCAACGGCTCACTTTTTTCTAGGAACACATGACCCGCGTCCATAACTGGCGCGAGGTGCTGCGCTATGCGTGGAGCATAAAGCTCAACGTGGCGGCTGCAGTCCTCGGCGCCATTGAATTCATATTGCCGATGTTTTTCGACAGCCCGCCATTCCACCGCGGGCTTTTTGCTGCGCTGGCGGCCCTTGTGTCGCTTGGTGCGACCATCGCCAGGTTGCTGGCCCAGCCCGAACTTTCAGGAAAATTGGATGAGTAAGAGAGCGAAGGCCGCGCTAGCTGGCGCGGTCGGAGCGGTCGCGCTCGCGACGACGGCGTTGATCCAGCCATGGGAGGGGCTTGTCCTAAAGAGCCACTGGGATCGGTACGCGAAAATCTGGGACATTTGCTACGGCGAGACCAAGGGCGTCACGGCGGGCATGGTCAAAACGAAAGCGGAGTGTGACGCGATGCTTGATAAGCGCGTCATGCAGGATTTCTACATTCCGCTGACTAGATGCATCGCTAGGTTCGAAGACAAGCCCTTAAGTTGGCAGGCCGCCGCAGTGTCGCTGTCCTACAATGTCGGTGTCGGTGAGGTTTGCAATTCCACTGCGGCGCGCCTGGCTCGAGAGGGCCGTTACAAAGAGAGCTGCCAGGCCATGACACGGTTTAACCGAGCCGGTGGTGAGGTTGTCGGAGGCCTCGTCAAGCGCCGCACGAACGGCGACGCGACCCGTATCGGCGAGCAGGAACTGTGTGAGGCTGGGCTTTGATGTTCGGACTGACACTGAGCAAGCCGGCGTTCTATGCGCTAGTCGTCGCCGCCGTCCTAGCGCTTGCAGGACTAGGCTTCTGGCGCGGGATGGCAGCGATCGACAATGCGCGAGAGGCCGCCGTCGCATCTGCAATCGAAACCCGCGATTCCTATTGGCGCGAGCAAATCGCCACAAGCAACGCTGCTGCAGAAAAAGAGCGCGCCACAATCGCAGAGCGAGTCATTGACGCCGAAGCGGCACGGGGCGCCGCAGACGCAGCCGCAGCTGACGCATATGAAAAACTGAGGAACAAGAATGAAGCGTTGCCTGATGGCGATGGTTGCGGCGTTAGCGCTGAGCGCGGCGGGCTGCTCGACGAGATCCGATAAGCCGGTGATTAGGACTGAATTAGTCGTGCCGAAGTTGTCGGATGAGATGCGCAAGGAGTGCAGCGGCCCAGTTTCGATTCCAAAGCGTCGCTTGACAGAGAAGGACGTCGTCAACCTTTGGGGCTCGGATAGACGCGAACTCGTCTCATGCCGGGCGCGGCATAAAGCAGTTGTTGGCGTCATTGGCCTTCCGGTGCCTCGATGAGCGGTCCGGAGCTTATGGCCGTAGTCGGCTTTGCCTTGACAGTGCTTGGCGCCTTGTGGGGCGTTTGGTGGAAGATAGACGGGGCAATTCAACGCGCGAAGCAGGACGCCATGCAGGCGGCCGTACTGGCATCGACAAAGGTTGACGTCCTTGCGGACTCCTTGGCCGCCCACAAACTCCATGTTGCGGAAGTTTACGTGTCAAAGGCTGGGCTGCGAGAGCAGACTGAGCAGATTATGGCGGCTATCAAGGGAATTTCCGACACGCTCGCGCACGTGACCGAACGGCTGGATCGGGTGATCGAGGGGCGGGCGCCACGGCGCACGAGTACTTGACTTTTGACGTCAAACATCGCTATAACGGAGTCGTCTTAACCAAGGGCGACTCCCATGCGCAAGCTTCTGATGTCTACGGCCTTGTGTGCTGTCCTGGCTTCCTGCGCTGCGGGGTCCCCGGCTCTGGTAGCCGCCGACCAGCCGCCCGCCATTGAATATGCTGCCCTTGCCGACGTTCCCGCGGTAAAGCTGGCGGGCGCGACGGTGCTGCTCCGCACAGGCGGAGGGCACGGAAGCGGGGCATATATCGGAGACGGCTATATCGTCACGGCGGCGCATGTGGTTGCTGGCGGCGCGGCCGTAACCGTCAAGTCGGATGACGACAAGGAGCGCGCGGCGCGCGTGCTTTGGATTAACGCTGACTTCGACGTCGCTCTTCTGCGCATCAAAGACGAGATGGGCATTTCCGTTGCAAGCCTTGGCTGCCGCGAGCCCGCAGTCGGCGAGAATGTGTCGCTGGCTGGGAACCCAGCCAGCCTTGAATTCATCACGACATACGGACGAATCGCAGGCAAGGCCCGAAAGGTCGGCGGTCTGGAAAGCGTCATGGTGGTTGACGCCACAGTTGCGCCTGGGATGAGCGGCGGCCCGGTGTTTGACGCCGATGGTCGCGTCGTCGGCCTTGTGTCTGCGCTTATGCAGCTTCCGACCGCGATGGGTGGCGTCAGCTACCTTCCGGTTTCTTTCATCGTGCCGGGCAGCACCGTTTGCATGCTGCTGGCTCGTGTTGATTAGCCCCGTGGCCGTGAGGCTGCGGGGCTGTTTTTGTTTTTGGAGGGTGGGATGGAACTAGCGGCTGTTATGGGAATTTGGGCTGCGGCCGGCGCGCTCGCATTCTGGTTATTTGTACGCGGCTGGCGTCGCGAGTTTGACGTTACTGCGCAAGATGCCGCGATCTTAGGCTTACTGTCATTGATGGGGCCGATTGCAATCTTGGTTGCGCTTTTGACTTTTCTCCTCACCGCACTTGATGACAGCAAGGTCATCTGGAAGCGCGTGCCGTGACCGCTTCCGAAATACCGGCTGACGTTTGGATGGCGGCGCAGCGGGCGATCGATGATTGGCAGAATCCAGCCTCCGTGCCAATTCCCCTGATCGACGCCATCGCCAGCGCCGTCCTCGCAGAGCGTCGGCGCTGTGTTGATTACGTCATGCGGCGCGCAGGGGCAGTCGCCAATCGCCAAGAAATCGCAGCGGCGCTTGAGCGGGGCGATGTCTGCGACGTGTTCGGCAAAATCACTCGAGGAAACGACATTTGACCTTTACCGACGAAGAACTTGTGCGAACTGTCGCTGCTTACGAAGTCAACGAGCGCAATCAGCGCGCGACGGCGCAGCAACTCGATATCGCGCGCAGCACATTGCAGAACCGCCTGCGGCGAGCGGCTGAGCGCGGTCTGATGGGCACTGAGCCTGTACTGCCTGGGTTCGCGATTAAGAGCATCGCCAGCAGGGACGGCGAAGCCTGGATCAAGCAAGTTAAGGAGCACGGTGCGGCGTGGGAGGTTCCCGCGGGCCACCGGGTCAAGGCCGTGTCTGCGCTGGTCGACGCCGAAGGGCGCATTATCCAGCAGTGGCAGAAGACGGGTGAAGAGCGCGACCCGGTTGACCTTGTCGAGACGTTGAAGGCCGCGTTCGTAGGCTACGAGCCCCGGTCGCCGATCTCGCCGCCTCCTGCGCACGTAGACGATGACCTGCTCAACCTTGTGCCGTGCAACGATTGGCATGTGCGCATGTTCTCCTGGCATCGCGAGACGGGCCGGGATTGGGATCTGAAAATCGCCGAGCGCGAAATCGGCGACGGCATTGAGGACGCTATCGCCCGCTCGCCGCGCGCCGGCGTGGCTGTGGTTCTTGGCGGCGGCGACCTGCTTCATGCTGACAACAACCGCAACGAGACGGAGCGTTCGCACAATAAGCTGGACGTAGACGGTCGCCACCAGAAGGGCATGGAAGTTGCCGGGCGCCTCATGGCGCGCACGGTTGACGCCGCCCTGCGCCACAACGGCCGGGTCATTGTCCGCAATCTGAAGGGCAATCACGACCGCGAGACGGCGCCGGTTATCGCTTGGTATCTGTCAGCTTGGTATCGCGACGACCCGCGCGTGACCGTCGACTTGGACCAGTCCAAATTCTTCTACCACCAGCACGGCTCGGTGATGCTTGCCGCGACGCACGGCGACGAAACCAAGCTCAAGGACATGCCGCAGGTCATGGCGGCCCGCCAGCCAGTAATGTGGGGCGCGACGCGATACCGATACGCGCATGGCTTCCACGTCCACCATAAGTCGGGGTTTGTGACTGAAGGCGGCGGCGTGGTGTGCGAGTCTCATCAGGCGCCTATTGTTCAGGACGAGTGGCACTTCGGCGCAGGTTTCACGTCCGGCCGGTCTCTCCAGACGATCACCTACCACAAGGGCATGGGCGAAGTCGGTCGCGTGCGCGTCGTGATGCCAGACGCCGCCAACGACAACCACAAGCAGGAAAGGAAGGCGGCGTGATGTGGTGGCGCAAGCAGAAGTATCCGTATCGCGTCGTCGTTCATCTGGATGGACGACATCCGTACCTTGAAAGTCACGACCTCGACTATCCGTCGCGCGACGTGACGCTGACCGTACCCGCGACAGGCTGGGACGACGCCGCCAAGCAAGCGCTTGCCTGCTCTAGCGGCCTCAATTCTTGGCGCCGCTGGGTCGTTTCCATGGAGCGCGCCCCATGATCTTCTCCATCCGCAACCGCTATCTGCGCGGGCTGGCAGTGTGGGGTTTGGTGGTCCTTGCGGTCCTAGCCTTCCCCTTCATCGTCCTCGCCGGCGGCATCGTCGATGCCTGGAACAACGTCGCCTTTGAATGGCGGCGCTGCCATCCCGAACGCCGAGCCGCGTGGCGCCTTATGACTTTCAGGAGCGTGGAATGACCGACTGGATTGAATGGAACGGCGGCGAGTGCCCGGTGGAGGACAACTACAGGCGGGTGTCGGTGCGGTTTCGTGACGACCATGATGACCCGGCTGAAACTTGGACAGCTGCGGCGGGTACGTGGGACTGGGAGCACCACTACGGCGGCGGAGACATCGTCGCCTACCGCCTAGTTGATGCGCCGGGCGCATCAACGGGCAGCGCCCTCTCTCAGCAGGTCGGCGGCAATCACTACAAGGGCGCCGCGATTCAGCCCGTCGAATTCTGCGTCAAGAACAAGATGGAGTCGCTGGAATCCAACATCGTCAAGCGCGCCTTCCGGCACGACAAGCCGACGGGCAAAGGCAGGGAGGACGTGGAGAAGATCATCCACGAGGCGCAGTTGCTGCTGGAGCTGAAGTACGGGGTGGCGGCGTGATGCGGGCGGTGATTTGGCTGACGCTTATCTGGGTCGGTGTCGCGGTCTGCCAAAAGCTCGACACCCTCATTGCTGTTGTGGGGGCGAAGTGATGGCGGGTTGGATTGAGATCATCAACCACCCGTCGCTGGTTACTGCGACTAGCGCAGTAACGCCGGACCGCTACCCGCCGCCCGCCGAAGCCGAGCTAGTCACGCTATGGAAGCGCGGCGGCCGGGTCGTGATGTCCATCACCGCAGACGGCAAAACCCAAGACTTCTACATGCCGCCACAACGGCTGGTCTACCTGCTTCGCGAGGTGGCTGAGCAGCTGGCGGAAAACACTCTCATTCAATAGGAGGCGCCCATGCCTGCCCACATTGCCCGCTGGTGGCTGTGGACCTGCCTTACCGCCGTCGGCGCTTCTGTGGCGCTTATGTTGGGCTACGGCGCGGTGCTGTGGCGGCAAGACGCGACTGGGTTGGCTCTGGCCGTTGTCGCCCTCTACGCAGCCTGTACGGCGTGGCTGGGCTGGAAGGTTCGCGCCGGCGATAGCGATTACGAGTTCACTTGGTACATGGCTGACACCATGGAGCGCATTGGACTCCTCGGGACATTTATCGGCCTCGCCGTGGCGTTCAATTCCTTGAGCGGCCTGGATCCGTCATCGCCTGCATTCAAAACCGCCATCCTTCACGGCGTTCTCACCAAGCTTCACTGCTCCCTCGTCGGGTTGGCGTGCGCAATCGCGCTCAAGACGCAGATCAAGATTTTGGAGGTGGGTGATGAGGCGAGCGCGTGAGGGTCTGTCGCCGGCCTTTCTCGATATGGCGATGACGGTCGTTTGTGTCCTGCTGGCCATGATGCTGATTTCCGTCTTCGGCGACCCCAAACCAGCGGCCGGCGTCCTGACGCCGAAGGCCGAGTTCTTGGTGGAGATGACGTGGGACGACGGGAGCGCCAGCGACGTCGACCTGTACGCCAAGGGGCCGGACGGAAAGATCGTGTTCTTCGGCAGTCGCAAGACGGAAGTCATGTTCCTCGACACCGACAATACGGGCACGGGCAACGGGGCGATAAACGACCGACGCGAGGTCGTGACGGTGCGGGCGGTAGCGCCCGGCACCTACACGTTCAACGTGCACGCCTATCGGCTCGCGTCCCCGGTAACCGTCCGCATGCGCGTGCTGAAGCTGAACCCCTATTCCGTCATCAAAGAGTCCGCCGTCACCTTCGACACGCAGGGCCAGGAGCGGACGCTGGCGGCGATGAATGTGCGGGCCGATGGTAGTGCGGAAGTGTTTGAACAGCAAACTAGGATGGTGGGGAAGTGACAATTCACTACCACGGCACACCGCTTACGCCGCGCATCGACCTTATGAAGATGGCCGGCAAGCACTTCTGCGTGTCGTTCGCCAATCCGGGCGATGCTGAGTGGTGCTTGCAGCATGGCCAGTCTGTTATGTGGGACAATGGCGCCTTTACGTTCTTTCGCGGTGGCAAGGAGCCGGATTGGGCGCGCTTCTTCTCGTGGCTTGAAAGCCGGCTCGGACACCCCCACTGGGCGGTCGTTCCGGACGTTATCGACGGCACGGCTGAGCAGCAGCGCGATCTGGTCAAGCAGTGGCCGTTCCCCAAGCACCTCGGCGCGCCTGTTTGGCATATGGGGCTTGAGTTCGACTACCTGCTTGAACTTGCCGATGCTTGGCCGCGCATCTGCTTCGGCTCGTCCGGAGCCTATTGGCAGGTTGGCTCGCCGGCGTGGGAACGGCGCGCTGACGAGGCGTTCAATCATCTCGAGCGGCGTGGCTTGCGTCCTTGGGTTCACATGCTGCGCGGACTGGCGATGTGCGGCGATCGATGGCCGTTTGCCAGTGCCGACAGCGTAAACGTCGCGCGAAACTTCAAAGACACCTCATCCTGTCCAGAGCGCATGGCGCGCCGAATAGATGCCGTGCAGTGCCCAGTGAAATGGAGCCTGCGCGCCTCAAATGACAACGAGGGAGACCTGTTCAATGCAATCGCTGGGTAAGAAAGTCTACCTTTGCGGCCCCATCAATGGCTGCACAGACGAAGAAGCAAAAGACTGGCGGGACTATTGCGCCAAAAAGCTGGACGGAATTTGCTTCGACCCTATGGTGCGCGACTATCGTGGGCGCGAACTTGAGCCTGGCATTGCATCTGAAATCGTTGAGAACGACAAATCAGACATCCTGCAGTGCGATTCGTTGCTCGTCTACTATGAAAAGCCGTCAGTCGGCACGTCGATGGAGGTGCTGTTTGCATATGACAATGGCATCCCCGCCATTGTGGTCGACAAAAGCGGTAAGCCGCTGAGCCCGTGGCTCGTGTATCATAGTTCGGCAGTGTTCTCTTCGTTGGATGCTGCGGTCTCGTTTCTGAACGAGAGGACCGCGTGATGTTGCGTCGGATGCTTCCGTTCCTGCTGTTCGCCGCCACGATACCCGCTGCCAACTGGCTCATTGGCAACGTCGGTTCGGTGTGTGTGCCTAGCGGGCCATGCCTGATCCCTGTTGGCTTCGGCCTCATGGCGCCAAGCGGCGTGTTGCTCGTCGGGCTTGCTCTTGTTCTTCGGGACTGGATCAACGAGAGGCACGGCGCGACGGGGGTGTTCGCGGCCTTGGGCGTCGGCGCTGTCCTTTCGGCGCTGTTTGCGCCACCCACTCTTTTGCTGGCGTCCGTCGCCGCGTTCGTGTTGGCCGAGTTGGCGGACTATGGCGTGTATCAGCCTCTCCGCAAGCGGGGCCTAGCCCTCGCGGTGATGGCTAGCGGCGTCGTCGGGGCCTTAGTTGATAGCGCCGTCTTTCTTCTGATCGCGTTTGGCTCGCTAGATTACATGGGTGGGCAGTTCGTCGGGAAAATGTGGGCAAGCGCAATTGCGGCCGTCGCTCTGCACACCTGGCTTGTGGCACGCCGCAATCAGGAGCCCCGCCCATGCTAGCCCTAACCGTAGCCGCCACGCTGGCCGTTCTGGCGCCGCTGGCGTGGTTGTTGGTGGAGACGTCGCGGCGTAGGTGGCTCTTTGTTGCCGTGCCGGTGCTGGTCGCCTTGCCGCTTGCCTTCTACGCCTACGGCTCGAGCCTGTTGGGTTATGCTGTGCAGACAGCACCGGCGGGTGAGTTCGATGTGGTCCACGCCAGCGTCGATCAAGACAACGTGCTCTTGTTGGTGCGGACACCAACCGGGACACGGCTGCACACTATTCCAGCCACAGAGAAAGCCCGTAAAGCCGCCGGCGAGGCGCAGGCCAATCTGGAGAAGGGCTTGCCGGTTCGCGGTAGGGGCGGATCCGACAACAACGACGGCGAGCTTGTCTTCTATGTGCTGCCGCCGACCGCGGCTCCGAAGGGGTGAGGGTGATGGGCAATATCGTCTGCACATATGACGACTGTGGGTTTCTTAGCATGGAGGCCGGGTCAGAGTGGGTGCACATCTACAAAGAGGGAGAGTGCCGCGTCAGATTTGGCGACCGACCGCTGGATATTCCGCCGCCTGTGATGATGCGTGAAATCAAGCCGTATCGAGCCGTTCTAGAGGAAGTGCAGCGGAAATTGGAGCTAGAGCGGGAATGACCGACATCATCGACAAGATGAACCGAGCTGGCGAGATTGCTGGCGAGGCGGATGGAAATTGGAATCGCCGCTATGTCGCCGCGCTCAACTCTCTGGGGCTCTATCTATCGTGGTGGCCCGAAGGCGAGCAGCCAGACGGGTTGATGATGGCGCCCATCCCGCATTCCGAAGGCTGGCAGTACCAGTACCCTTCGTATGTGACGACGGAGTAGGGGTGATGAGCGTCTATAAGATGGGCTTCTACGAACTGCGCACAGTGTCGCGTGACGGAGCACCATACTATCTCGTTGTTGCCCACACGATCGGCAATCGCGAGGTGTTAGTTCCGTCCCCGCTGGCGGGGTATCGGATGCGCGCCATGGAGTTGCACCCTGACGAGGTTGTGCTTCACGAAGGCTGCGACCTTGCAGCGGCTCAGGCGTTTTATGACGACTGCTGGTCGAAGGTCGACAACAAGCGACCGGAGACCAGCCTATGACCATCACCATCTACAACGAGGCCGGCGAGGTCGTCACGGATCCGCAGGAGCAGGCGCGCCGGCTGCAGGCGGAGTTCGGGCCAGGCGAGGTGCGAATATTCGACAACACCGGCACGCTGCTGGCCGAACGCAAGAGCGGGCCGGTTCTGCCGCCGCCAACGTTCATGCAGTGGCTTGCCGCCAAGTTTATGCGCGTATGCGCATAAACTGGCGATATACGGACTCGCGCATAACCCCGCCTAGTGCGGGGTTTTTTATTGCGACATTTTTTCGTATGACATGTTGACGTACGACAATATGTCGTCTATGTTCATTTCAAGAACGGAGGACGACATGGGCACGACGCATCGCACCACCATTGACGGCAAGGACTACAAGGTGATCCTCACCAGCATGCCGGACGCCGAGGGCAAAGAACGCGCGATCGTGTGGGTGCGCAGCATCCGCAAGCTCGAAGATGGAAGCGAGGTTGACGCCTTCCTTTCCACTCGCCAATGGAAGGCTGAGAATCGCGCTAAGAGCAGGTTCGCCAAGGAGATCAACGAGCACCTGGCAAAGTTCAAATGAAGGCGCCTTCGGGCGCCTTTTTCTTTGCTACGACATATTGACGTGTACGACGGATTGTCGTATAAACGATTCATCAGCAAGGGAGACGGACATGACCAACGCAGCCGAATTCATCCGCAACACAAAAACCGGCACGGTTGGTCGCGTCATCAGCCGCTACATCAACACCAAGACCAAAAATCTGATGGTTCAGGTTCGTCCGGTGTCGCAGTTGAAGGACGCCTACTGGCTGGTCGGCAACACGGAGGAGGTGTGATGGCGGAGGCCAAGCTTTACCGCTTCCCTGTTGAGCGGATGGCCGACAACCGGATTCAGGGCCTGCTCCGCGAGATTGCAGAGGCGATACAGGAAGAGGGCGACGCTGAGCGTCTGCGCGCCTTCGGGCAGTCGCTTGGCCTGCTGGCTGGGCGCGCTCGCTCGCAAGCTTTCGAACTCTCCGACGATCCGAAAAAGAAGTGGTAGGGCGCCCAAGTTTTCCGCTTGCTTGATACGACAAATTGTCGTATCAAGGGCTTATTGAAGGAGACGGACATGAGCCGCACGACGCGCGATTACATCATTGAATATGAGTTCACGTCGACCAAGGCGCAGGGCGACAACTACACCCGCCGCCTCGTCGTCAAGACGAGCGATGTGCGCGCCGCTCTTGCGGCAGCGCGCATCGAAGGGTTCTCAGCCTTCGGCGCGGCCTTCAACGACAATTGCATTGATTGGCGGGTGGTGCGCTCATGACCCCAGAAGCCTACCGGGCCGCCTTGCAGCGGCTCGGCTACAATCAGACGACGATTGCGCCGCTGCTGGGCGTCACACAGCGAACAAGCCAGCGCTATGCCGCCGACGGGGCGCCGGAGTACATGGCCCGCCTGCTGGCTTACATAGAACGTTACGGCGTGGATCTAGCGAAGGAGATGGGGAAGTGA